AATGCCTCTGCTACTAAATGGTTAGCAGAAAAAGGATACGATCGCAAGATGGGTGCAAGGCCGCTTGCTCGATTAATTGATAACAAATTGAAATCTCCGTTGAGCCGCAGAGTGCTGTTTGGTGATTTAGTAGATGGTGGAAGAGTCAATGTTTCGATTGTAGACGATGATCTAACATTTGAAATTAGTCCTATTCTAACTAAAGAACAAAAACGAGCTTCAAAAAAGGAAACACCAATAGTAGAGGTTCTTCAAGATGACGTTGAAAATAAAATACAGCAATAAAAAATTCTACAATAAATGGCTTTACAAAGTTAGTTTAGATGTCAGCGGGTGTGGAATCTTTAGAAATAACAATTTTGATAACATCAAGGATTACTGTAACGGTAAAGAAATAAACATCTCATTCTACGATCATCAGCAAAATGCGTTAAAGAATAAAGATATCATTTTAGATATTGTTAAATTTTTAGAAAATAATAAAGATGTATTATATGCACAACGAATAGAAAGAAGCTTAATTGATTTCTATTCTAACGATATCAAGTTTTATAAAGATTTTTTAAAAAAATTCAATAATGTTGTGCGATACGGGTCTGAACCTCTGCCCGGTCACGAAGATGATATTCTTAATTCTTCATATATCTACACTACTAAATTGCCGCATAACAAATACAAATTTAAAGTATATTTGTTGCCACACAAGTTGAAAAATAACAAAGAGCAAAAAACTAATTTCATTTCATGGGCTAGCGATCAGGATCCTAGAGTTAGAATGAGCAAGGCTGTAAAATCCTGGTTTATTAAAACTGAATGGAACTGGGATCGTAGATACATTTTAGTTGAAGATGAAGGAACATTGTTAATGCTTAATTTGAGAAATTCAGAAATTGTGGGCAGAGTACACGAGTATCGACTAGTCGATAAATAAGAGATGTCCAACGAAACTTTAATTTCATCCTTTTCAACCGAATCGCTCGATTCTTCTTTTGCATATACTGATAAAAAGCCTGGGGCTGGATATCATCGTCAATTGGATTGTACACATACCGCTGTTTACAATGTGAATTCGTTTGTAGGCGCTATTAAACTTCAAGCTACACTAGCAATTGATCCGGCCGATGCAGACTGGTTCGATATCGATAATACTCTGCTAGGAACAGGAGAGGATAGTTCTTACTGGACAACATTGCATTCTGTAAATTTTACCGGCAATTTTGTATGGATTCGTGCTGCATACAACGTACAAAACGGTACTATTGTTTCTATTCAATATAACTTCTAAGCATTGTAACTAGATAAATATAGTATGACCTTACGGAATCGTACTATGAGAGATCTTATCACTAAAATTGAGCTTGCAATGTTTGAAACAGCGTTAAATTCAGCGGATCCCGCTGCCGATTATAATGCAAAACGCAAAGCCCTGCACGATTTAGAAATGAATACAATAGCTACGGACGACCCCGAAATTTCTAAAGCTATTCAACAACGTAAGTTAGACCTTGATAAAGAAGCAAAAGCCAAGGGTGTAACTACAGGCAAGGAACAATAATGCTATTAAAGGAAATGTTTTCACCTATCGGAGCTCCGCAAGACGACAATCAGGACGTCGATTGGCTTGACGATTTGAAATTTTTTATAGACCACAATAACGATCTGTTATCACAACATATTATGCCGGCTGTACATCGTCACAAAGAATATGTAGATCATCCAAATGCATATAAACTTTATATGAAACCATTAATGAAGTGTGTCAATGAATATTGTGAAACATTCGATGTTGAAAATAAAGAAGAATGTTTTCCTGTTGATAAAATTGAAGAACTAGCTAAAAATATGGCTTCTTCTCAAACCAATTATATTAAAGACAAGCAGTACGATTAATTATGTTATTAAAAGAATTGTTTGAGCAATCAGGAAAAACAGTAGCCGTTGCATTCGGTAGAATGAACCCTCCTACGATTGGTCACCAGAAGGTGGTTGAAGCTATTTTAAAACAAAAAGCCGATGCTCATTTTTTATTTGTTTCTCAAACTCACAAACCAACTGGCAAAAATCAAACAAGATACGAAAATCCGTTACCGTTTGATGTTAAGTTGGGATTTATACAGCAAGCATTTCCTAATATCGATATCGGAGATACATCTGTAAGCACAGCAATTGGCATGTTACAATTTTTAGAACAACAAGGATTTGAGAACGTTATCTTTGTTGCCGGTTCAGATCGTGTTGCATCGTTTAATGAATTGTTCAATAAACAAAACGGCATTGATTATAATCTTAAGTCAATCAATGTTGTATCCAGTGGTTCTAGAGATCCCGATGCAGAAGGTGCAGACGGTATGAGTGCAAGTAAAATGCGAGCTGCTGCAATTGCAAATGACTTTGAATCATTTAAGACCGGCTTGCCAGCAGGACTAGGCAGTGATGCCGATCAAGTATTTTCTGCAGTTAGACAAGGACTTGAGCCTTGGTTAAATCAAGAAGCTGTGCCCGAAGGTTGGGACGATGTTAAAAAATTCGGTAAGAAGGCTGCGGTGGCAGGTGCTATTGGCCTAGGTGCGTTAGGGAGTGGCGGAGCTTATGCTCAGAGTTCGGGAGAAGATTATCTTCCAGATATTGTTGCTCACGTTAAATTTAAAGTCAACGGCAAAGAAATATCTAAAGACATTAATCTAGGAACACAATACAAGTCTCCAAAAGAGGCGTCCGAAGCCCTTGAAAAATTCTTAAAGTCTAAGGGTATTAAATTTTACAATTTCAGTCTTGAACGTGTAAAACCCAAAGATGTAGAAGAAGGCTTTATGAGTTTTCTTAAAACCGAACCTGCTCCAAAAAAGAAAGCATGGGATCCTGCTAAAGATTCAAGAGTCATTAGCAATAAAAAAGATAACGACAATGCCTGGATTAAACTTTTACTAGATAAACATCGTAGAGGCATACCACTCACTGATCGAGAATGGAATTCTGTAGAACAGTGGAAATTAAAACGGGCAATGAAAGGGTAATTATGAAAGTAAAAGAAATTATTGAAGAACATAAGAAAGGTCGCAAAGCTGTTAGGCATAATCCTAAGCCGCGCAATCCAGTAGCACATGCATCTCAAAGTGTTATTGGCGGATCTGCATCAGGCGCACACAAAGATAAAACTAAAGAATTACCTCGTCACCAAAAACATAAAGCGGTAGTTGGTGAAGGCGATTTAAAAGAGTTGTCTACTGAGAAGCTGGCACAATATAAAACGGCCGCGGGTGCAGATGCCAAGAAAGCAGATGCGGACGGAAAGTATGCTCGTGGTGACAAACGTTTTAAAGGTATTAACAAAGCTACCAACAAACAGTTTGACAATGATCTTAAGAAGCATGGTCAGCAAGGTGTAGCAGAAGGTGAAAGCCAACATAGCGATATGAGCATAGCACAAGATGTCTATGCTGAAAATCCAGACCTTGATTCCGAAGATGACATTCTAAATGCAGCGTTTCCCCATGTGGTTAAAATGATGGGCGGCAATAAAAAACGTGCCAACTATATGTTCAACTACGATGAAGACTTTCCAGGCGAAATGATCGGTGCATACAAATGGCTACAAAGACAAGCTCACGATGTAGGCGAAGATATAACAATGGAACGAGATAGAGATCCAGAGGATTGGGATGAAGGTAATACTGAACCACCAAATAATTTTGCAGTTTATATCAACGGTAAAAAATGGAAAGTATTTGCTGGGCGTGGCACCTATGCTGACGACTATCGTGAAAAAGCTCACTATCAACAACTAAGAGCATGGGCTGATAAAAAATCTGCTGCTACTGGGAAGAAGTGGACAGTGTCTCCTACTGGCGAACCGGCTACAGCATAATGGACGAACTTGCTGATATCAAACGTCTTGCGGGTATTACAGAGTTTAAAGGGCTACAGCCATACGGCGGCAGTAACATCAGTATTACAGGTATGTCTAATCAAGAGTTGGAGCGAAAACATAATATCAAACCAGGAACCCCCGAATGGTTTCAACTATGGTTTTCAAAACCATACTTAACAGGTGAAAGGAAAATAAATGATTGAAATTTCAGAGTCAGCAAAAGTTAAAATATTAGATTTATTATCAGAAGAAAATAATCCCAAACTGGCATTACGTACATTTGTGCAAGGTGGCGGGTGTAGTGGGTTCAGTTACGGATTTACGTTTGACGAAGTGACAAACGAAGATGATTTTGAATTTCCATTAGATGAAAAATATAAAGTGTTAGTTGATGCAATGAGTATGCAATACCTAACCGGCGCTACTATTGATTATAAAGAAGACCTCCAAGGTTCTCAATTTACTATTAAAAATCCCATTGCAAAAAGCACTTGTGGATGTGGCAGTAGTTTTTCAGTATGAACCCAAATCAATACCCAGTATACCCGGAGGACGATGGTCATGACCGTTTCAGAAATCCTTACAGTCCTGTTTAAAGACGTTTGGCAGGGTGTAATACAATTTGGCTGTGGTCTAGGCGGACTTTTCTATGAAAGCAAGTGAGTTAAAATTACCAGAAGGAACAACAGTCTATGTTGACATGGACGGTGTTCTAGCGGATTTATTTAACCACGCAGGATCAGTAAACGATGTAGAGCATTACAATCAAATGACTCAGGCACAGTGGGAGGAGTTTTTTAAAAATTCTAATGCTTACGAGTTGTTTAAAAGTTTGCCGGTATTTCCTACAGCAAATAAATTATTACAAATGGTTGTTAATTATGCGGGCGGATATAATATTTTAAGCAGTCCGTTAAATTTTGACAAGGCCGGAAGTATCAAAGGCAAACGTGAATGGCTGTCAAAGCATATTAATGTTCCAGCAGATCAGATCATCTTTGAACACGAGAAATACAAATATGCAGTTAACTCCAACGGTACGCCAAATGTATTAATCGACGACTATGGTGTAAACATTCGAAAGTGGGCTGATGCTGGCGGCATCGCCATCAAGTATCAAGCAGATGAAGATAGTTTAAGTAAAGTATTTAAAGCATTACAGGCAGCAAGTAAAGGAGATGTTGACGAAGGGTGGAAAGACATCGCTGCTGCTGGAGCACTAGCTACTGGATTGGCATTTGGCGGAGCAGGTGATGCCGACGCCAAGTCTCAACCAACTACACAAAAGCCCAGCGTTATTCAACAAGTTAGTAAACAAGATGTTGCAAAAAGTGTTACAGGAAATCCGCACGAAGTGTACTTAAGAAAGGCAGCTGAAAAAGCAGGTATTACTGGTAACGAACTTGTATCGTTTTTATCACAATGTGCCCATGAAACTCTTGACTTTAAACACATGAAAGAAATTGGCGGTAGCTTAGATTTCCGCAAGTACGATCCTAAGTATGCTCCTAAAAAAGCAAAAGCATTAGGAAACAAACAAATAGGTGACGGAGCAAAATATAAAGGTCGAGGTTACATACAGTTAACTGGTCGTGATAATTACAAAAGAGCAGGCGCAGCATTAGGTCTACCGTTAGAAGCTAAACCCGAACTTGTTGAAAAACCAGAAGTTGCTGCCAAAGTAGCTGTGTGGTATTGGAAAACTAGAGTGGCTAATAAAGTCGATAGCTTCAAAGATACTAAAGCTGTTACTAAAACTATCAACCCTGGCATGAGACACCTAGATAAACGCCAAGAAAAACAACAAGCATTTCAGGTAGCAATGCGATGAAATTTTCCGATATAACACACCCGTATAAATTGTTTAGTGCCCGTATTAAAGTTAAACAACCCGGATACTACGAGATACTTGATACTACAATTACTGCTAAAGATCGCGATATGGCCCGAAGATTACTTAAAGCGCAGTACGGCAAAACAGCATCGATTGCCAGCATACACGAGATAAGATAAATAATACATTATGAAAATACGTGAAATATTCGAAGATGCAACAGCAGGAGCAACATCAGCGGCTAACGTCGGTTCTGTAGCCAACCCGCATATTGCTATCGGAAAAGATCGCGGAAATAAAAGCTATACTGGAAGCCCGGGTCGTAGCGGCACTAAAGCACCAAAAGTTCCTAAAGTTAACCAAGCAAAAAACTCCAACGGAACTGCTAAAAATGCCCTAGATATGAAGACCAGTATATTCGGCGGTGGCTCTGCCATCAAGAGATAAATACTTTATGCTCCAAAAAAAGCAAGGAAAATAAAATGGATTTCAAATCACTAGTTAGCAAAATTAACCAATTAAACGATCCCGTAGAACATGTACGGGCTCCGGTTCTACCAAAATCTGTACAGTTAGACGAAAACGCACAAATGCGTGTTCTAGCTGGACAAACAACAATTCTTGCTGAAGCTAAGAAACAAGCTGATGAAAAAGTTGCTGAAGAAATGAAAGTGGGCGATAAGAAAAATATTGCTAGCGGCACAGTTGAAAAAACTAAAACTGGTATTGTTCATAAGAGTAACAAGGCTTATGGCGGCAGTGAAGAAAAAGCAGCTGATGACGAAGACGACAAGCCAAAGAAGAAAGTCAAGAAAGAATCTGTTGAAGAAGCTAGCGATGCTAAAAAAGCGGCTCAAGACAAATTCAAAGCAATGATTGCTAAAAAGAAAGGCGAAAAGAAACAAGAAGTTAAAGAAGCTACTGACAAAAAGAAATGTCCTCCAATGTCACACATTAAAAAAATGTGTCAGGATGGAAAAACTGTAGCAGAAATTTGCAAAATGCATCCTGATTGCGACCAAAAAGAATTAAAACAAATGGTAGCTGATTGCAAAAAGACATTAGATGAAGGTGCTAAACCAGATTTCTTAGATTTAGACAAAGACGGTGACAAAAAAGAGCCAATGAAAAGTGCAGCCGGCAATAAAGGCGGCGACAAAAAAGATGGTAAGAAGGGTATGAGTGCTGCACAAGCAAAGTACTTTGGTAAAAAGAAAACAGTCAAAGAATCAGTTGAAGGTAAACTAACTTTTAAAGAAATGATCAAGCTCGTTCAAGAAAGCGGTGGTCAACAACAAATTGATCCAGTAGACACAGCATTGTTTACATGGGCCCAACGAGTTGCTGCTGCCAAGTTTAACGAGTCAGCTAAAGCAGAAATATACGCCGGTTTAATTTATGAACGCAACGGTGGCATATTTGAAATGTACGACGTTCTAGCAGAAACAAAGTAATTTACCGTTTGGTAAACAAAGCCAGTCATTAGGTTGACTGGCTTTTTTTATGACTGTATAATAGTTAACATAGGAGATATTAATATGGCTAAAATGTATGGTCCGGAAGAAAAAGCAAAACTAGAACGTCTTATCAATGAAGGCGGTAATGTATTGCGTGAAATTGAAGATCTAAGTGAAGGTTTAAAAGAAACTGTTAAGGCAGTAGCAGAAGAACTGCAAATTAAACCAAGCATTATTAATAAGGCAATTAAGATTGCACACAAAGACAATTGGAAATCACACGAAGAAGAGTGGGACGAAATTGAAATGATTCTTGGTGTAACTAAACGTCTACCTGAATGATTATTGATTTTTTTAAACCTACTGTAGATTGGATCAAAGATGACTATACTACTCATCCTTTTCGCTTTATTGTTGAGCTTCTTGCTTGGGCGATCTCTATCGGCTGCTCCATTACAATGGCCGTCACTGTACCCAACCCTCCATTACTTGCTCTTTACCCTGTGTGGATCGCTGGTTGTGCTATGTATGCTTGGGCTGCTTATACTAGGAAATCATTTGGCATGTTGGCTAACTACATCTTGCTAACCGCAATTGATATGTTTGGCCTAATAAGAATGATAATTAATTAAATATATGTTAGATGGTAGGCCGGGCCATAAACCGCACAATTGGTATTTGCAAGCCCTAAATTGCATAGGAGAAAAATTTGAGTTATGTAGACGCTTTCTATAATAGAGAGCAGGATATCATCAATGTTGTTGAGCGCAATGATAAAGGCGAACGACATTACAAAGAATATCCTGCTAGACATATTTTTTATTACCCAGACGCCAAGGGTAAATTCACAAACATTTTTGGACAACCTCTTTCACGAGTAAGTTCTAAAAACGTCAAAGAGCATCGCAAAGAACTTGCAATTCATTCAAGCAAGAAACTGTTTGAAAGCGACATTAATCCAATTTATCGTTGTCTAGAAGACAACTATCTTAATCAAGATGCTCCAAAACTAAATGTAGCGTTCTTCGACATTGAGGTAGACTTTGATCCAGAACGTGGCTATGCATCACCAGAAGATGCATTCATGCCTATTACTGCGATTGCTGTTTACCTACAATGGATGCAAACTATGATCTGTTTAGCTATTCCTCCCAAGACCCTAAGTATGGAAGAAGCTACTAAACAGGTAGCAGAATTTCCTAACACCATGCTGTTTGACAATGAAGCAGATATGTTAGACACGTTCTTAGATCTAATTCAAGATGCCGATGCATTATCAGGCTGGAACAGTGAGGGCTTTGATATTCCATATACTGTCAACCGTGTTACTAAAGTCCTAAGCAAAGAGGACACACGCAGATTTTGCCTATGGGATCAATTCCCAAAGAAGAGAGAGTATGAGAAATATGGAAAGGCCGCTATTACTTATGATTTTATTGGTCGTGTTCATCTGGACAGTCTCGAGTTGTACCGCAAATACACATATGAGGAAAGACACACATACCGATTGGATGCCATTGGAGAGATGGAGATAGGCGAGAACAAGACTGTCTACGAAGGTACACTTGATCAGTTGTATAACAACGACTTCCGTAAATTTATTGAGTATAATAGGCAAGACTGTGCGCTTCTAGATAAGCTAGATAAAAAATTAAAATTTATTGATCTTGCAAATACTATTGCTCACGAGAATACGGTGTTAATTCAAACCACAATGGGTGCTGTTGCAGTAACTGAGCAGGCTATTATTAATGAAAGTCATCGAAGAGGCATGGTTGTTCCTAATCGTGTACAACGTGATCCTAATGAAAGCAATCAAGCTGCTGGTGCTTATGTTGCTTATCCCAAAAAAGGTATTCACGAGTGGATCGGTTCACTAGACATCAACAGTCTGTATCCTTCAGCAATTCGTGCATTGAACATGGGTCCAGAAACTATTGTTGGACAATTACGTCAAGATGGTACCAAAGACTTTATTGCTGCCGAAATAGGCAAAGGTAAAAGTTTTGCATCTGCGTGGGAAGGCATGTTCGGTAGTGTCGAATACAGTTCTGTTATGAACAAAGAAGTCGGCCGTGACATTACTATCGACTGGGAAGATGGCGGAAACGATACGCTATCTGCGGCACAGGCGCATGATTTGATATTTGAAAGCAATCAGCCATGGATGCTTAGTGCCAACGGTACTATCTTTACCTACGATAAGGAAGGTATTATTCCTGGACTGTTAAAGCGTTGGTATGCTGAACGTAAAGAAATGCAGGCCAAATTAAAAGAATGTATAAAGGCGGGAAATAAAATTGAAGAAGAATATTGGGACAAGCGTCAACTTGTTAAAAAGATTTTGCTTAATAGTCTGTATGGTGCTATTCTTAATCCTGGCTGTCGTTTCTTTGATAACCGGATTGGTCAATCAACCACACTTACTGGACGAGCCATTGCTCGTCATATGGCTGGCAAAGTAAATGAAATTATTACAGGAACTAACGATCACACAGGTAAAGCAATTATCTATGGTGATACCGATTCGTGTTATTTTTCAGCTTACACAACTTTAAAGAAAGAAATTGACAAAGGGTCAATTCCTTGGAGTCGAGAAAACGTTGTTGATCTTTACGATACTATAGGAGAAGAAGTAAATGGAACATTTCCCAAATTTATGCAAGACGCCTTCCACTGTCCAAAAACACGAGGGGAGGTCATTAAAGCAGGTCGCGAGATTGTTGCTTCCAAAGGACTATTCATTACCAAGAAACGATACGCTGTTCTCTACTACGACAAAGAAGGCAAACGAGCAGACATTGAAGGCAAGCCAGGCAAGATCAAAGCTATGGGGCTGGACCTCAAGCGTTCAGATACCCCGGTTGTTATCCAAGATTTCTTAAGCGAAGTGTTGACTCAGGTATTGAACGGTGCTGAAAAAGAACAAGTACTGAATTACATTACTGACTTTAGAACCGAGTTTAAACTTAGACCGGGTTGGGAGAAAGGCTCGCCAAAACGTGCAAACAACATTTCTCAATATCGAGACAAAGAAAAGAAAGCCGGTAAGACCAACATGCCCGGGCATGTTCGAGCAAGTCTTAACTGGAATACACTGAAACGTATGATGGATGACAAGTACTCAACGCAGATTGTTGATGGTGCTAAAGTTATTGTATGTAAACTCAAGGAGAATCCAATGGGGTATACCTCAGTGGCATATCCTGTAGACGAATTGCGATTACCGCAATGGTTTAAAGACCTACCGTTTGACGATGGCGAAATGGAAACTACAGTCATTGATGAAAAGTTAGGAAATTTAATTGGTGTTCTAGAATGGGATATCAGTTCAACTCGAAGTGATAACAACTTCAACAAATTATTTGATTTTGAGTAAAATATATTTGCTTTTTACCTACGATCTAAATATAATATTAACATAACCGGAGAAATCTAAATGAAAGACATTTTACAAGACATCGTAAGCCATACACAAAATCTTGGCTTTTTAACTACAGTTAAAATTACAGGTACTGACAAAGGTACAACTGTTAACTCAATGGCTGAGGATCGCTCAGTTATTATGGAAGCAGAAACTGCTAATCCTTATCCAGACATGCTTGGTGTGTTTGGAATGCCACAATTGCAAAAATTAAAATATTTGCTTGATGGTAGCGAGTACAAAGACAATGCTAAAATTAGTATTACTACAGCCGATCGCAACGGTGAAACATTGCCAGTTGGTTTACATTTTGAAAATAAAGATGGCGACTTTAAAAACGATTATCGTTTTATGTCAACAGAAATTATTAACGAAAAGATGAAAACTGTAAAGTTCCGTGGAGTTAAGTGGGACGTAGAAGTTGAGCCAACTGTTAATGCAGTACAACGCTTCAACTTCCAAGCAGGTGCTAACAACGAACATCCAACCTTCCTTGCTAAAACAGAAAGCGGCAACTTGAAGTTTATCTTTGGTGATGCCAGTACACACGGTGGTGAGTTTATTTTTGCACAGAACGTTGCAGGTAAACTAGATCGTGGTTGGACTTGGCCTGTTGCACAAATCTTAAGTATCCTTAAGATTGCAGATGTCAACAACACCAAGATGTCTTTGTCAAATGAAGGTGCTATTCAGATCACTCTAGACAGCGGGTTGGCAACTTACAAATATATTATTCCAGCACAAGCAGCCTAATATGAAAGCACCAGTCAATTTAACTCCACTACAAAAAGACTATGCGGTATACTTACCTGCTATTAGTAGTTTTTATAGTACCTATGTTGCAAAACAACGACTAGAAGAGTTTGTATCTAACGATCGTATTCCTACAGGATTTGATCGAGGCATTGAAGGCATGAACTTCTTAAATGCAGATCAAGGATACTTTACCTACAAGTATGCTTTGTATTCTGCGGGTCACGCCCAACTAGATCTTGAAAAGTCAATGACTCAAGAATCAATGATACAGGATCGCGATCGTCCTAACACAATGATCTTAGGTGACTCTGGTGGATATCAGATTGGTAAAGGTGTTCTTAAGTTTGATTGGTTAAACTTTGAAGGTCCAGAAGCTAACAAGACTCGTAAAAAGATTCTTGAGTGGCTTGAACTTACTGCTGACTGGAGTATGATGCTAGATGTTCCAACATGGGCTTGCGATCATATTCACAGTCCCAAGACTGGACTAAAGACATTTGAAGACTGTTTAGAAAAGACACAGTTTAATAATGATTACTTCTTAAAAAATAGACTAGGTCAAACTAAATGGCTTAATGTATTACAAGGTGGTGACTGGGATACTGCTGAAAAATGGTATCGAGGTGTAGTAGAGTTTAGCGATCCCAAAGGTAAGTATGCCGGCATGGAGGCAGAAGGTTGGGCATTTGGTGGCGCTAATATGTGTAAAATGGATATCACACTCAAGCGTCTAATGACCATGCGTGATGAAGGCATGCTCACAGGCAAGAACTGGATTCATGGAGTGTTATTATGGACAAGGCTCCGGATAACAAGGCACTTTCAGGACGTCAAGACATTCCGTTTCCTTTTGAAAGTGAGTTTGCAAGTCGTTTAACAATAGGCGATATTGCATATTACGATTACGGTGTTCGCAAGACCGATGCCGAACTTGGTGATGTCAAGTTTAATCATTTAAATCCAGAACATTATCATCAAGTTCCAAAACTTAATAAACTAGGCAAGATTCCAAACAAGACTAGTTGGGATAGTTTCAGTTATGCTCTAATGATGGGACATAATGTAGAATGTCACATCAAAGCAGTACAACGTGCTCAACAGTTGATGGACATCGAATGTGCTAGATTTAAGCCAGAATGGCGAACAAAAAGTGTTGAAGGTAAGAAAGAAATTGAATTTAGTGATTGGGTGCCAAACAAAATTCTATATTTTTCTACATTTGTTGAAGAACTATTCAATACCAAAACTAAAGCAGAGGCATTCGACATGATCGAAACTGCTGGACCGTTTTTGAAATCATTAGAAGGTGCTCGACTACAAGGTGGCCCTGCTGCAAATACTTTTGGTAGTTTGTTTGATTTTGAAGATGGTAAAAAGTCAGGAGAAATTGATTTTGCCAATCCCGACGATGATGACCTAAATAGTCTTGTAGCCGAATAAGGAGAATAATATGTACGAACAAAGAATTAAACACTTAGAGGAAGCACACCGTGCTCTAGATAAACAAGTTGATACTTTGGAAAAAACAGGATTGTTTGAAGACTTAAAATTGGAGCAATTGAAAAAAGAAAGGTTGCTCTTAAGAGATAAACTTGCTATACTAAAGCATAAGCAAGATAATTTTGAAACTAACCAACTCCTTAAACAAGGCTTCGAAGAGTGAAACAAAAATGTGCCATCTGTTACAAACCGGTTGCTAGTAATTGTGACTGGCGCCAAGGAAGATGTCCCCATCTTCCGTCAATGGCAGATCAAATTATCAATAATCCGTACAAAAGTAGATTTTACAACCTCCTTAAATTCTTTAAAGTAAAACAATGAAACGCAATTATACTGACGGTGTTGCAGACAGCATTACATTCTTCACAGGTGTAGAAATTGAAAAGACTCCTGCATACGGAATGAAAACTCTGTTTGTAACAGATGTTCAAGATTCCTACATTATTATGGAACTTGCTCGAGAACATAAATGTCAACACATTTACTTTGGTGCTAATCAAAGTTTTCCTAAACTAGAAGTCAACGATGCGGCACAATGGCGCCTGTGGGAAGATATGATCTATGTCTGTCTAGATAGTGGTGATGATTTTTGGTGTACATTAGATCTCGATGTAGCACAAGTAGAAGGACTATTAGAAAGTGGTCTCGTTGAGAAGCGTCAGTTCATTCCACAGATTTCGGTTAAACTGCCCTATTTACAACAGCTGGGGTATAATGCTACAATAAAGATCGACGACAAAGATTTTAAAGCAACAAATCCAGGAGTATGGTGTCATAATCTCCACGACCTTCTTGGTAGAGATAAGTTTACCAGTTGGGATCAATATGGCAAAGACGAGATTATAAGATGAGTGGTGGATATTCAACATCATTGAATACAGTTCGTCCTAAAAGACTGCCAAGAATTACTAGTAGTAAACAAGTAACCCGTACAAGCCTATATCTAAAAGAAAGACATATGAAATTAACATTAAAAGAAAGAATTCGAAACTGGCTAGGGCTAGATCCAGACGAGTATGGAGATTCAATTTCTATCAATAGAGAAGGTCCAAATATTCAATCAAACGGCTTCCGTCTAAATATCTATAGTGCCAGCGGCGGAACTATTGTAGAGACAACTAAGTATGATCGTAAAAACGATGAAGATAGAAACAGTTTGCATGTGATTACCGAAGACAAAGACTTAGGCCAAGAGCTAGCAAAAATTATTACAATAGAGAGCTTACGATGATTATTAGACAAGACACTCGTCCAAACAAGATGATTTGGGTTACCTTTAACAAAGAAGGTATACACAAATATCCAGCCGCACTTACAGATCCAGCACTTGCTACAGGTGATGAGTATGATGTGAGTTTTCTAGGCTATCCGCATCGTCACACATTCCACTTCAAAGTGTGGATCAGTGTTACCCACGATGATCGCGATATTGAGTTCATTCAGTTTAAACGCTGGTTGGAGAAACTGTACGCAGAAGGTACACTCCAACTAGACTACAAGAGTTGCGAGATGATGTCAGGCGATTTGTTTGACACTATTTCAGCAAAGTATCCAGGTCGTGAGATTTGGATTGAGGTCTCCGAAGACGGAGAAAATGGTTCATTTATTAAGTACTAAAATAAGGAAGCTATAATGGCTCGTAATTACAAGGATTATTCCTACTTTGAAAATCGCCCCGACGTTGTTCGGATCTTTGATGACTTGGATGCGTATCTTCACTTCTGTCGAATTGAATTGCGTGACTTCAACCCGGCTGATTTATATCGTAGAGAATCAGTCAACTACTCTGCTTACCTAGCCAGTAAGCGTCCACGCCGTCCTTATCAAGGAAGCAAGCCTCGGTGGGAAAACAACGGTCGTCGCAATGAGCAGAATTTTTCTCGTTGATTTAGAAGCAGTCGAAACAAGGTACACGGGACAATGGAAGTCTCATGTGCCTAACCTCTTACGAAAGGCAGGACACCATGTCAACATTATATCAGGTTCTACGGATATTCCTAGTGCTACCACTCCTGGAGCATTTCTCAACTTTGGTGGCACTAATATCTACAAGGCTAGTCAAGTTGAGCAGATGGGCCGTTTATTTTGTAGCGGAGCCGTTCATCCCGGCGATCACTTTATCTTTACTGATGCTTGGCATCCTGGTATCATAAACTTAAAGTATATGAGTGCATTACTTAATATTCCTATTAAGATTCATGCACTATGGCATGCGGGGTCGTATGATCCACAAGACTTTTTAGGTCGATTAATCGGTGATGCAAAGTGGGTAAGGCATGCTGAAGAAAGTTTCTTTCATGCTATTGACCATAATTATTTTGCCACTGATTTCCATATCGATTTGTTTGCTGAAACATTTAGTGAAACAGCAGATGACGAGTGGAAGATGTCAATGCTGGAAGAAAACAAGATTATTCGTACAGGCTGGCCCATGGAGTATATGAAAGATACCTTAGACATGTACAAGCGTATGCCTAAGCGTGATCTTATCCTGTTTCCGCATCGTATTGCCCCAGAGAAACAGGTTGAAATATTCCGTGACTTAAAAGAACATTTACCGCAATATGAATTTGTTATATGTCAAGAACAACAGTTGTCTAAGAACGAGTATCATAACTTGTTAGGTGAAGCCAAACTTGTGTTTAGTGCTAACTTGCAAGAAACACTAGGCATCAGTTGGTACGAAGGTGCTATTGTAGATGCTATTCCAATGGTTCCTGATAGACTGAGCTACAGTGAAATGGCATTAGATGTGTTTAAGTATCCTAGCAAATGGACTGAGAGCTATGATGCATATACTGTATATCGGCCAGACTTATGCCGTGCAATTATATTGCATATGGATAATTATTCTACCAGACTGTCTAGCCTAAATAAACAAGTAGACATACTAAAAGAAAACTTTTTTAGTTGCAATAAACTATTAGAGATGTTAAAATAATATAATAAATGCCATCCTCGGCTCTAACTCGGAGAAATTTAATTGACAGAATCAAGAACATATAATGAAACAGCACTAGATGTAATGAATACCAAGGAATACGAAGAAGGTTACCTTGGGGATGCAATTCGTTTTGCAATGAAGCGCGATAACAAACGTTTCTGGGCCGGTGATAATATTAGTGACTACCTACATGAAGGTGATAAGGAAGTTTTAATCGACGAAGCCGCAGAAGCATTTGAAACTGTGTTGGATCGTTTGCTTATCGATCGTGAAAACGATCCAAACTCAAAAGGCACAGCAAGACGTCTTGCCAAAATGTATTTTAATGAAGTAATGGCAGGAAGATACGAACCCGAACCAGACGCAACCGCTTTCCCCAATGACTCAGAAGATCGCTACGAAGGCATGCTCGTGGTTCGCAGTGAGCTACGGTCCATGTGCTCTCATCATCACCAGCCTGTGGCTGGGGTTGCCTACATCGGTATCATCGCCGCTAATAAACTCATTGGTCTTTCTAAATATACTCGTATCGCACAATGGTGTGCCCGACGAGGAACACTACAGGAAGAACTCTGCAACGACATTGCAAGAGAAATAATGCAAGCAACTGAAAGTGAAAATGTAGCAGTCTATATACAGGCCACTCACGGGTGTTGTGAAAACCGCGGCATCATGGCACATAGTTCACTAACGCAGACTACAGTACTTAAAGGGTCATTCAAAGATGATCCTCATACAAAGAAGGAATTCTTTGACAACATTAAACTACAACAGGAGTTTGCCCCAAGATGACAACAGCTAAAGATTTAACGGATCAATTAATATACCGTGCAAAAAACTTGCAAGAATTTGTAGTAGAACGAGATTGGAATCTTATTCCTGCAGGGGTTATTCGATTTAACATTCAACATACTGTAGGTGAACCAGCTAGAATTTTTGTACCAGCACTCACACAAGACGAAGCTGAAGATATGGTAGATGAATGGTTTAAGGAAGAAGTATGACCTTGTTGTTAAAATTACTTGATAAGCTAGGTCGTAAACGTGTTATTATGGACCGTGTACACGACGAGCCTTATTTAGAACGATATTATCTTTTCTTAAAAGAGCGTGATAATTTTCCATTTAATATATTTTTACATAAATTTTTAAAAGGTGATCCGGACGATGTTCATGATCACCCATGGGGTTATTGTACTTTAATTCTGCGTGGAGGATACTATGAATGGATTCCGCAATTTAACGCAGACGGTACCAAGTCATGTGAAGTTCGTAAGTGGCGTAACCCTGGACATTTTCGTGTATGTAAACCTAACAGCTATCATCGTATCGAATTACAGCCAGGTGTAACTGCATGGACTCTGTTTATGCCGTTAAAGAAAGTGCGTGACTGGGGATTTCTTGTAAACGATGTATGGATTCAACACGAACATTATTTAAAAACTCGTAAGGAAGTATATGAAAAAGCGGCAGGTTAGTTGGGAAGAGTATCAAGGGTTAATAGCAAAGATTTGCAGAGACATTTCCAATAGTAATTGGCGTCCTGACTATGTTGTAGGGATTACTCGAGGCGGGTTGTTACCTGCTAAGATGATCAGCTATTATTTCGAAGTGCCTTGCGAAACATTAAAAGTACAATTGCGTGACGGCGATTCATGCGAAAGTAACCTATGGATGGCAGAAGATGCATTTGGATACGAAATATACGATCCAATGGTATCAGGCAGTGGTCAAAAAAAGATTCTTATTGTTGACGACATTAACGACACCGGCGCTACATTGAATTGGATCATAAATGATTGGACTGCCGGGTGTTTGCCGGACGATGAACGATGGAGTGAAGTTTGGGGGGACAATGTTCGATTCGCTGTTATTTTTGATAATCTAGCATCCAAGTGTGTTACATCTATGAACTACTCTGGAGTAGAAATTAACAAGGAAGAAGATCCGGCCTGGATTGATTTTCCGTACGAAGACTGGTGGACTAAATGAGTACAATGATAAGGCACAGCGATACTTGTCAAATTATGCAGGTATCTAGTAAACGAACAATAGAAGCAGTTGTACAAGATTTTGAAGAGCATGGTAAACTTAATGTAATTTTAAATAAATCTGTAAAAATTAACATGAAATGGAACGGGTCATTGTACGAAGGAAGAGGAGCAGGAATGGACTTTACTAGTTCAGGACCTACTATATCAAGAACGCAGACAAGTGCCAGAGGATAAAATGAATCTACATTATTCATTAGATGATGCAAAAGAAGTAGGTGATGCACCGTGGGATAATATTGTACAAGATGATTTTCATGTTGTTATTTTTAAAGATAAGTATCCAGTAACTGACGGGCATTTATTATTTGTGCCTAAATACTCAGCCAACGGAGTTATTGAAGATTGTTTTGCAGATGCACTTAGCTTAGGTCAAGAAAAAGTCAAGGCCGGCGAGTGGGATGGATTTAACATTGGACTCAATTGGGGAGAAGCAGCAGGTCAAACTGTTCCCTATCCACATGTTCATTTAATTCCAAGACGCAAAGGCGATATGGAAGATCCCCGTGGTGGCGTTAGACACGTTATACCAGAAAAAGGAAATTATAAAAAATGAGTAGAGCAGTGTTCATCGGTGATAGTCACACATGTGGGTACGATAGTATCCCTGGAAAAGTAGGGCTGGGATCGTTTTCCTATTGGAATGATAACAACTACGGAGAAGTATACAGTACCACTGTAAATAAACCTGTAGCTATGTACGCTATGGCCGGTGTAAATAATCGAGTCTATACTGATTGGTTAAAAACAATGTTCGAATACTACAGTGATATCGATGAAGTGTTTTTGTGTATGGCTCCTCTCAATAGATTTGTAATTGCATTTGACGATGTATTATCTGACACCGTTATTGATGTTGATCATTTTACACTAAAGCTAGATTCACCGTATGAAAATATCGATCGCTATTCAGATCCAACAATTGTAGACAACAAAATACAACTCTTTAATAAGCCTATTCGAGACGACTATAGTAAATTTCCAGGCATGGAGTTGTCGGCAGAGCATGGGCTTAAAAATCCCAACTTGCGCAAGCATACATTTATGCAGGTTAAAACATTTTTTGATTTAAATTCGTTTACAGAAAAACGAGAGTTCTTACAAAGTGTGTATGCATGGGATAATATTTGTGCAGATAACGGTGCTAAATTGTATCTATTCAATATTACAGATAGACTAAAGTATCCGCAGACATTTGAATATTATGGCAAATTAAAATGTACTAAAATTGCTACTAAAAATGTTGAAGTATTTTTTACAGAAAAAGGTATCGATCATACACAATTCTATCTTGAAGATAAAGAACACTATAACAAAGAATATCACGAAATGATTGCTAACGAGTATTTGCCTTGGTTAAAGACTCTATGAAAATTTTAATTGCCGGTGATAGCTTTGCAGCCAAATGGCCTAGAAAAGATACTAACATCGGCTGGGTAGAGAAATTGGCAGAACAATTTGATGTTGTCAATGTTGCGCAGGCAGGGGTAGGCGAATATAAAATATACAAACAATTGACCAATATTGAATTAGAAAAATTTGATCTAGTAATTGTAAGTCACACTAGTCCAAGCAGAGTTCACACTCGTAATCATCCGTTACACAAAGAAGGGTTACATAAAGATTGCGATTTAATTGTTACTGATCTCATTGGGCATTTTCAACCATTCAATAACAATCTACAAATATCAAAGTCTTGGTTCAAATATCACTACGACGAAGAATACCAAATTGACATATATGAGTTGTTAAGAGAGAAAATAAAAAGCATAATTAATATACCGTATATTAGTATGACGCATGTTAGCATTAGTGCGGTATTATCTACTGAATTTAATAATATTGATTTTAGTAAGTTGTGGGCAGCAGAAAGAGGGGATGTAAATCATTACAACAAAAAAGGTAATGATACGATAGTTGAAACTATTTTACAAATCTTAGAAGGAGCTAAAAATGGTTAAAGAGGGATCAAGGTGGTCTGATAGCAATAGTCAAAAATTTCGTGTTATACATGTAATAGAACTCGAAGAACATACGTGGATACATTATATTAAAGATAATGCCCACAAAGATGAGACTCGAGAATATAGTTGTTATGTAGAAAGTTTTTTAGCAAGATTTAGTCCAATCGTAGAATGACGCACGACATAACAGTGACCTGGGATAACCAAAATGGATTTTGGTGGAACGAAACCTGCGCTAAGGTATTGGAACAATTTGGATTGCCGGGAGAGCGTTACACTAGTCATCCTGAAACAGATTATATGACCTTTAAATTTATTAATGAATATGATGCATTAATGTGTAAATTATTATTGAGTGATAGATTATGAAATGTACTGGGCAGATAATTCTTGCAGTAAGTTTAACTGTGTTTGCAATATATTTACTTACAGAAACAGAAAGTCACGGAGTAGTTGTATATGATTGCAGGCTAGCTGAAATATCTCCGGATATACCAATTGACATCAAAAATCAATGTCGTAGACTGCGGATGGAACAACCGCAAGAACAAAATTTAGAAAGGACTAATAATGGAAAATATACAACGTAACTCATGGACTCTTAAGGTAGAAGAGGATCCAGAAACTGGCGATGCCATGATAGCATTCCCGCCCGACTTGTTAGAAAAGGCAGGTTGGAAAGAAGGCGACACGCTAAATTGGATTGATCAAAAAGATGGTAGCTGGCAACTCAAAAAGGTTGACACAACTAGTGAAAAGAGTGTATAATAGTAATATGAGCAAAATTAAAATCGCAGAGCTGTTCTACAGCATTCAGGGTGAAGGACGCTATATGGGTGTCCCGTCTGTGTTTCTACGCACATTTGGTTGTAACTTTAAATGTGCTGGCTTTGGAATGCCTCGTGGTGAAGTCAGTCACGAAGCCACTGACATTGCGGCAACACACAAAATGATTGAGTCTTTTCAAAAGTATGAAGACTTGCCACTAGTCAGCACAGGATGTGACAGCTATGCGTCGTGGCATCCAGACTTTAAAGACTTATCACCCATGCTTGAAAGTAATGCTATTGTAAATCGCATTATGGAGATACTTCCACACAAGCGTTGGGAAGATGAGCACCTTGTTATTACAGGTGGAGAACCTTTGTTAGGGTGGCAACGTGCTTATCCTGACTTGCTATCGCATGCTAGCATGAATAGACTTAGAGAGATTACTTTTGAAACTAACGGTACTCAAAAGCTAACTACAGAATTTGCTGCTTATTTGCACACTTGGAAAAGTCATCATGATCAAGACTTTTGGCGTGAGATTACATTTAGTGTTAGTGCTAAACTTCCTTGTTCAGGCGAGAGTTGGGAAGAAGCAATTATTCCAGAAGTAGTTTGTGAATACGAAGAATACGGTACTGCATATTTAAAATTTGTTATTGCTACCGAACAAGACTTTGCTGATGCTCAACGTGCATCTGAAGAATATCGTAAGGCAGGTTTTACAGGTCACATTTATCTAATGCCAGTTGGTGGTGTTGAAAGTGTTTATGCATTAAACAATCGTAAAGTAGCCGATTTGGCCATGAAGAACGGGTTGAGGTACAGTGATAGACTTCAAGTGCCGTTGTTTAAAAATGAATGGGGAACCTAATGCGTAAATTCGTAGAAAAATTATTTGGTATTACCAAACTTAAAGAAGCTACAGAAGCTGCTATGCAGGCTGCTGAAGAATCTAAAAAATTAGCAGAAGTTGCTACTGCGGCTGCCGAACGTGCTAAAGAAGCAGAAGAGCTGGCTAAGTTAGATCCAAAGACTCGTGCTACACGTAAAAAAGAACCCTGGGTCGGAGTGTTAGAAACACATGTAAACAAAGATAACATCCGCAATGGATTTTTTGAGCTTGACTGGAACGAACAGTTTGTGTTAAAATTAAAGCAAGAAGGATACGGATTTGACGGCGACCCAGAAGAACAAATTGTGGATCGTTGGTTCCGTGAATTATGTGCAAATGTAGTAACCGACGGCGACTACGGTGGTGCAGTAAACACTGGCGTAATTGATATTAACACAGTTAAAAAGAATATTAAATGAACTATATTATAGTTGATACAGCAAATACATTTTTCCGTGCTAGACATGTTATTAACGGCGACGCTGATATCAAACTAGGCATGGCTTTTCATATTACACTTAATAGTGTTAAGAAGGCTTGGCAAGACTTTGACGGCAGTCACGTTATCTTCTGTTTAGAGGGGCGTAGCTGGCGCAAAGATTATTATGCCCCGTACAAAGCTCAACGTGCTGCTCAACGTGCCGCACATACAGAACGTGAAGCAGACGAAGAGAAAGTCTTTTGGGAAGCGTTTGATACATTTAAAGATTTTATTAAAGATAAGACTAACTGTACAGTAATGCAAAATCCACGGTTAGAAGCTGATGATCTAATTGCTGGTTGGATACAGAGTCATCCAAACGATAACCATATTATTATTTCAACAGATACAGATTTTGTGCAATTGATTGCACCCAATGTGAAACAGTATAACGGTGTTATGGAAACTACAATTACACACGAAGGTATCTTTGATGCAAAAGGCAAACGAGTCATCGACAAAAAAACACAACAACCCAAAGCTGTCCCAGATCCAGAATGGCTCTTGTTTGAAAAATGCATGCGTGGTGATACCAGTGATAATGTCTTCTCAGCGTATCCGGGTGTACGTACTAAAGGCACAAGCAAAAAAGTGGGTCTTACTGAAGCGTTCGAAGATCGTAAAAGCAAAGGATATTCGTGGAACAATCTCATGTTACAGAAATGGTCTGACCACAACGGAGTCGAACATCGTGTGCTAGAAGATTATGAACGCAATCGTCGACTTATTGACTTGACACATCAGCCAGAAGATATAAAAGTTATTATATCTGAAACAATTGCAGAAGCAACAAGTGCTAATAAAAATATTAGTCAGGTAGGACTACGACTTATGAAATTTTGCGGCCTGTATGATCTTAAAAAGATTTCCGATCAGGCGCAGGCATATGCTGAACCATTAAATGCGAGGTATACACTATGACACATGAATTACATGCTAAACCTATTATCAATGATAAGTTCTGGATTGTAGAAAAAGACGGAACAAAGTTTGCTACTTTAAGAAAGAACGAAGACAATCGATTTGTACTAAGCAATGAACTTGGTGTCAAGATCTACGACACAAAAGAAAAACTTACTAAAGAATTTGGTCGTGATTTCTTTGTTGCTCGAATTATTAAAGAAAGTAATAATGCATTGCCGAACGAAGTTCACGGATATGCTACTAGTGTAGAACCTCATAATGCAATGTTTGACATTCAACGCAAATTGCCATTGTTTACTAAAAGTAGCGACAGCAAAAGTTTATACTGTGCAGGGTATTATGTTATTCATTTCGAAAAAGGCTGGGTTAAAAGTTTTTGTCCAAAGTTAATAACATTACAAAGATACGAATATCAGGGTCCGTTTAAAACAGACTTAGAAATGAAACAGGTATTAGCTAATGTCAGCAAATAAAATACCTCAATCTCTGCCATCGGTTGACCGATTACTTCAACGTCTTAATGTTGCTGAAAAAAGCCAACAAAAAGACATACGGATTTCAATCCAAGAAGGCCGTGAACTTGTTCAAGAACTAGCGTTGTTAACGGTTAAAATGTCTAATACAGTAAACGAAGTACATCAAATGTTGTTAGAAATTAAAGCATCAACTACTCAAATCGATGTTAAATTTGACGGTGGCGGGTTCAATTAGATATAAATATATACGTGGTTATTAAAACCCAACGTATATATTATGAGTAGACCAAAACCTAAAGTAATGCTAGAACATGCAAATAAGGACACTTTCAAAGTAGAACAAATACTAGAAAGTGATGCCATATGGGCGGTGTTTTATAAAGATCAGCCGTTTAATTTAAAAAGTGGTAGTTTGGTTGCAAGCTATCCCGGACCTAAGTATAAAAAAGTAAGTTTTTCAAATCCGGGACATGCTCATAACTTAGCTAAAAAATTAAATAAAATATTTAAAACGACCGATTTTGCAGTTTATAAATTGTCTCAAGGCGAGAAGCTATAATGAACAACACTAAGGATACCTTTACTAGGGTGTTCTTAAATGCAGCCGGACAACAAGGTAACATAGATCAACTTAAAATTCAATGGTGGCAAAACCTAAGAACTAAAGACGAAGGTGGGCTACGCCTAACTGATCAAGGTATTGAATTTATAAAAACGCAAGCTGATATAAAAGTATACGAAATCAAACTCCCCAAAGAAATAAAAATTACAGCTCAAATATTAATTTGGCTAGATCAATTTATTACATCTCCGTGGCATCTATCAAAAAATACAATTAGTGTATTATCCGAAAAATCAGCATTCGAACTCTATCTGTTCTCCGGCGATATCAAAAAAATGGGGCATGCCAAAGCCATGAATAAACGCCTTTCTCAAGAATCAATTTCTTAACCCTAAATTAAACACTATTATAAATATTTCACGATGATTGAACTCAATCCACTCGATATTTTAGACTCGCGGAAAATGAATAGAATTCCTCCTCATTTCTTTAAAACAGAATTGCAAGAGGGTGAAATTTTTAATCACGAGTTAGAAGATTGGATTAAATTACGATTACGTGGTAGATATAGTTTAAGACAAATTCCATCTGTCGATAAAGATGGTAAACTTAAAAATGCTACACACGTTGCGTTTGAAGAAGAAAAAGAACTGACATATTTTATGTTAGCCTGTCCAAATTTAAGGAGATAATTATGACAGAAGAAGTTAAAGCACCAGAAGCGCAGGCATCAGAAGCGCAATCACAAGCACCAGAAGCACAGGCAGCACCAGACCTAAACGTAAATGATCTTACCGCACTTAAAAATATCATTGACGTTGCTACACAACGTGGTGCATTTAAAGCTGCCGAAATGGAAGCTGTAGGTAAAGTATACAATCGATTGAATCTATTTTTAGAATCAGTTACTAAAAAGGAATAAAAATGAAGAACTTAAAGCACATCGGTAGGATGAAAAATACAGGGGCGAAGGTAATTGTAGTGTTTAGGACTCTTCCTGGAGACTCAGGATCTGCTCTAGTACTGGGAACTTCAACGCTGACTGATTCATATCACGATGCGCTGATGACACTTCTAGAAAGCGGTCAAGGTCAAGAAGCTAACGAATTTGGCGAAATTATGTTTATTCGGCACTTTCCAGACGGTCGTCCGATGTTATCTGCATTACAAGCAGATAATCGATTACAAAAAGTTGCCACTGACGAAGTTATGATGATGCCTACACCGACATCTGATATTCAATTAGATCAATTAAATGTTTTAATTGCTGAACAACAGAATATGGCTATAGATGATCTTGCTAGCTTGGTAAACGGCGGAAAAGAGACTAACACCAAAATTGAAACTGTAGCAGAAGTCAAAGAAGTTCCAAAGACAGAAACTCCAGTTCGTGCTCAAGCTACAGAGAATACAGCATTAACTGATTTAGATATTGCTAAATCGTATCGTAGTCAAGCCGATGCAATGTACAAAGAAGCTGCACGTTTGCGTAAACAAGCAGACGAGTTAGATCCACCTAAAAAGAAAGCGACAAAGGTATCAGAAGAAGCCGGTGCCTAAAAAACTGTTTAAGCCGCCAAAAAATATCATTAAGGAGTGGCCGGAAGTATTCGAAGATATGTACATGAATACTATGCCGGTCGCTTATCTCAATAATATTAAATTGGAATTTAACAACGGTAGAATATGGGAGCTTCGTGTCCCAGACATGCTGGCAAAATCAGATCCAGATGAGGTTGCTGATAAGTTAGTAGAGTTATTTCAAGAATATCACGAAGAAATTAAAAAGATCGATTTCGAAATCGATATTGAAAAATTAAAAAAAGATGTTGCCTCTGGCACTAAGCGAATTCTTTAAAATTAAGGATTGAGTTTGTTAATTAGATTCTTATACAGTTCATCTGCAAATTCAATATGAGCTATTTCTTTTACATGATTTCCGCCATGTAATCGATCATCAGTAGCATAAGTATACAAATCAAATTTTGATAAATTAAATTCCGATGTACAAAATTCAGTATGCAATCTTTTCATTGAATGTTTAAAAGATTCCGGAAGTTCAGTTAACTCTGGATGATTGTAATCTAACCGCATTGCCCAGCTATCGCAAAAAGCAAAATACAATCGATTTTTTAATTTAGTATTTGCTAGATTTAAAAAATATTGATAATGCATTAACATTTGAAATGTAACTATTTTATCATCAAAATAAGATAAAAATACATTTTGATAAACCTTAAGATTGTCCGGGTAGGTAAATGAATGAGCTAATAAAATTGTTTCGGGATTATTTTCGTTATTAAATTTTAACAATCGTTCTTTCCCTGTTATTCCAACAATGACTAAATCAGTATCCTTAATCTGATTTTCTGCTAAATCTTTTTCGATTAGATAAATTTGTTCCGCCGATCCCGACCCCACTATAGCTCGATTTTCGTACGGCACATTTAATTTATTAGCTAAGTGCTTTATAAATGATTTTTCTTTACCTGCATTAACATACGCTGCCCAGTTGTTAGAAAACACCGGATCGTATCTTTTTATAAATTCTCTCCATCCGATCTGTTTTTTTAATAAGTCGGCGTTTGGTACATAGTCCTCATCTTGAGTTTCTGATCCAGCAGTGTGACTGCATCCGTAAGCAACTAATCTATTAAACATTTTCATTTTTAAAATTTACATTCTTTATAAACCAATTAGCTATCTTTTGATGTCCTAAAACACTTGGATGCTTTTTAGATGTATAATATTGTTCATATCCTTGTTTTATTATTAATTGATCATGATAGGGATTTTTAATTCCGTCTCCCCATGTATCATTAATAATGTCAATTAATGTATTGCCTTTTACGTCAGCCCCTATAAAATCTGCAAAATTAATATTATTCATATCCGTGTAATCCGAAGGATTGTCAAATAAATTAAATTTAATAATGCGTACTTTAAATAGTTTACTTATTTTTTCCAATACACTTAAAATATAAAACTGATCAATAATTCCAATAGTTCCGTGATCGTGAGAATTTATCAGTTGTCGATCAACTAAAAACTCTCCATAGTTTTTGCTGGTTGTTTTTTCAATGCTGCTACATCCAATTCGATCTCTAGTAGTTGTGGTCATACCAAACAACACCATGTCGCTTGTATTTATTTGATTATTATTGCATGCTAACCATAACTTATCAAGCTGAGGAAAATTTCCAGATCCTCGTTCAGCATGATTTATTAGTTCAACATTTAATTCTTTTGCAATAAGAGCGACAAAACTAACATTGTATTTTAAAAATTTTATTCTTTCACCAAAGTTCATACCATGCGTTGGGTCGAGCATAGTATTTTTATCATCTAAAAAATCATCCTGATCGCCAACTACAAAACTATCTCCAAACGCATGAATTTTCATTTAAATCCACCAATTGCAGGACTGAGGTATAGGGTTGATAAAAACTGCATTTCTGATTCTGTAAACTGTAATTGACATAGTTCGTTATTTAATCTAACATGAAACATTGGAGTCTCATTATCATTACCTAATAAAAATTTATTATTACCTTGATTATCATTTAATTTTGTTATCTGTTGATTAAAATATTTTTTACTCCAAGATAATAATTCATTTATATTGTTAAGAAAATAAGTCTTTTTATCTAAATGCAATAATTGTTCTGAAGGTATATTATTTTGTCTACTACGCCAAGGTAACATAAAATATGGAACTTCAAGCATATGACATAGATGGGCTATGCCGCCATCATACCCAATCACACACTCACACAAATCTTTTATTAAGTGAGCTTTTGTTATTTTATCAGTATTTCTTGAATCAATAGTTATTACATCGTATCCGGCCATTTTTATAAATTCAATAATCTTTAAAAAAATTTGAGATGCGTCAGTGTAACATGCAACACCAATAAACGGTCTAGCCTTGGTCGGCCGTTGAACTGTATAGTACGGACTATACATTTTAAAAAAATCATTTGGTAAAAGTCCGGTGCTGTTTTCTGTTAAAAAGACTGTTAATTTATCATCATCGATATTAAAAATTTGTTTGTATATCACAAAACTATGATATACACTTTTATGTGAAACATATAATTCAGTCACACCGGTATCTAATAAAACTGACAATAAAATTAACTCGGTTCCCATACCTCTTTCCCATGTATGGTCTAACGTTATTGTTTTTACTGGGCTCATTTTACATCTTTTACACGCCAATTACGATCTTTGTCTTCCATCTTTTCGTGTGTATAGATTCTATCGACTCGACTGTAAGTTCCGCAGATATTAGCACAATAGGCCAATTTACCGTCTTTGCAGCTAGGCTTGGTCCATGTATCAGTAAACGCTCTGTCTAAGTGATGCGCTTCCATAATTTCGTTTAACGAGTGTAAATTTAAATCAAAGTGTTCCCATCCGTATTTACGAACTTCATGATGTAATTGTAAACTTTGACTATCGCCGTGTACTCCGTTCAAATGTGTTCCCATATAACAACAAGGTATAACTCTACCATGATTGTCAATAAAAATTTCTTTGCCGCCATTCATAGTTTTTGCTTTACATTTAATTTCAGCAGAATCTAACAAACTGTTATCTTCCGATGCTAATATATCATAAACACGATCAACTCGATTCCAGTATCCGGTATCATGTAACTCACCGGCATCTTTTAAACGTTTATATTCTTCAAACCTAAACGGGTAAATGTCTACATTACTAACATCTGGTAGTGCATTTTCTAAATTTCGATTTTTTGGATTTTCTGGAGGATAAATGTAATAATCTAATTGTCCTTCGCGATCCATTGCAGCCATTTTAACTAATTTAGAACCATCATCTACACCCAACGCTTTTTTAGGATAGAATCGAGAAAATCCCATTTTCTTTGATAATTCAATTGCTTCGTCTATTTGATGTTCGTTGTGTCTAAAAATTAAATAATCCCAATTGGCAAATCCGCCAGCATCAATAAATGCTTGTGCATTAGCTATTAAATTTTTCCATTCGACGTTTCTTCGATAGATATGATTTGTATCTTCAAGGCCGTCAATACTCCACGTGAGCTCCCAACGAAAGTGATCTTTATTATGTTCTGAAAATAACTTTCCCATCTTTGACCAAAACTCAGGCTTACGCATTCCGCCATTGGTATTCATACGAACAGCAGTCTTGGGATTAGTTTCGGCAATATATTCACAAATTTCATACAAATCTTTTGCCATTCCCGGATCACCATGTACTCCGCAAAATAATACAATTTCTAATTTAGCAATAACTTCAGGTGGAAAATATTTTTTAAATTTTTCAATTGTAATTTGTTCTATAATTAAGTCAGGGCGCACTAACGGACTATTACAATGAAACCGAGCACACATAGGACATGCTGCATTACAAGCATTAGTTAGCTCAACGTGTATTTGAGTTAGTTCTTCCCAATTAAAAAAGTTATTCATTATTGAATCCTATAATCTCTGCCCACTCGGGGAATGTTGTTGCAAAATCTTGTTTTCGATAAGCGTCATGCAGTTTAATTTTTTCTTTAAATTGCTTCCATCGATATTCGTCATACTTTCCTGCTTTAATAAAACTAATTACACCCGGTAAAAAATTCTGCCAAACCAAATAATCTGGATTAATAGATTCTAATTTAGCAACTAATTTTTCTTTTACATCGTTTGGCATGTAAGAAATATTAAAATATTTGGGTCCGTGAACTAAATTTAGATACAACCCAAAATGACTAAAATCTTTATAAAATACATCCAATTGTTCTGGAAGATAAAAAATGTTCATGTTGCTTAGTGTCACACACCAGCTTATATGTATATCGTGATGAGTTTTAGAAAACTCATATGCTGTTAACATATTGCCTTTTGCTTCTTCCCATACAGCAGGATATCGAACATATTCAAACTTATCTCCAATACCGTCAATACTAAAATTTAAATTTAAATGTCTAAAATGTTTTAAAATTTTAATATTTTCAGTAGGCCATTGAGTAGCATTAGTTGCATAATGAACTTCAATGTCTTTAGAATAACCTTTGTCTACCGCAAGCTGAAGTGTTTTCCACATCTTCTTGCTCATAAATGGCTCTCCACCATAAAAATCAAATTGTTTGATAGTAGACAAGTTGTTTTCTAGGTCGTCCCAAAACGGGCTTTCATCATCGAATGTTTGATGATATTTTTTCATTTCTTGAGCATAGATTTTATAGGTAAAATTGAGTTCTTTAGATCGATATACATCAAAATCTTCCTGCATCCATGTACTGCTACTATGAGGAGCACATGTACGACATTTTAAATTGCAGGTATTTCCAAGATTCAATTCAAACTTAGCAAGACCAATAAACGGTTCTCCGCCTTTGTTTACATGACCTATATATTTTTCATTGTCACGTAGACGTTTACTCTTGCGGCCGGCGTCTTCTTCTTCCCAGCACAGCCGACATTTACTATTTCTAATTCCTTGTTGTAATTCTTCTCGAATTTTTACAAATTCAATTTTTTGAAAATTTTCCTGTATGGTATTATTGCTAAGACCCATATCTTCATCATTTTCAATCATGCAACAAATTTTTGTTGTTCCGTCATTATTTGCGCTCATTGCATGATCAGCATTAACGCACCAAGAATGTTTGTTATTATCGTTTATCATAGTTATTGTATATATCCTTACACAAATTGTAAAAATCTGTATATTCGGGAAATGTTTCTAATAAGTTTGTACTTAGACGTTTGTCATTTTCAGTAAAAAAACTATAGAAGTCTCTTCGACCTGCTTGAATTTTTTCTTCCGGAATAGTCTTGGCTTTCATAAAATCTGTTACACGTTTAAATTTTTCATATTCTAGATCGCTTAACCATTCACTGTCTTTAATAAACTGTAATGTGTCATCCATATACGGCATGAAATCATCTGTAAGAATATTAATCATCCAATGTGGAGGCTCTTTCAAATATGGAGTATCAAACTTGATAGCTTCTGTTCCAAATTCTTTGCGCCATTCAATTACTTTCTCTAACAAACTCTTAAAGTTAGTAACACATAATACATTAAATGTACACATGAAGTTTACTGTGGTGCCTGTGGCCAGTACAGCTCGCATATTACGTTCCCAATGAACACAATCTAATCCTGTACGCATGTATTCTGCTTGTTCTCCCCAACTATCGATGCTGGTGTAAAAACTAAAGCTACGAATTTTCTTTTGTGTCAGTAATGATTGTACACGTACTATCAAAGCATCTACTTTAGCAAAGCTCACTCCTAGATTACTGTTGAGACTAATTTCTAACTGAGGTGCAGGTTCTTTTTCTAACAAGTCAAAAAACTGCATTGCACCTGGATTCATCAACGGCTCTCCGCCAGTAATTCTTAGTGTGTGAAGATCGTTACGCAGGCTTGGCCACCAGCGCCAAAATGCATCAATATATGGGTTCTCATCTTTAGGGCCGTAGTAAGTGCCATTAGACATGAACTCAATACCGTATTGATTATAGGTTAGATCGTAATTGCCGTGCTTTTTAATTTCTTCGGTCCACATGGTGCTTGCTTGAGGACAGCAATACCCGCAACGATAGTTACATCCGTTGCCAAAACTAACTTCTAAGTAACGTGGATTAATAGGAGCATCCCACGGCAATGCTGCTACTTCATCAATGATTGGTACAGAATAATCGCTAGAACTGTGAATCATACGATCGCTAATATGCTCTCCTTCCAAATCTTCAATATTCCAACAGTAGTAACACTCTTCCGGACGTTCACCTTCAAGCATTTTTTTACGTTGTTCTTTTTTCCATTTGGTATTATGTAATGCACTTGCATCAATAGCTATTTCATCTAATCCAATATGATGTGGGCGTGGATGATAACAACTGTGGTTGTCTCCTGTGTGGAGATACAGTGTTTGATGCAGCCATTTCATAGTACAAAAGCTAGGACTAATTGAATTTAATTTGTCTCTAACTAATTTGATATATTGTAATTTATGATCCATTTTCTAACCTTTTAATTAAATCTACTTGCCCTGATATACGAGTTTCTACAAACTCTGTTACTATTTTTACCAATTCGTTGTGTACTGTTTGATCTTTAATATGGTTTGGTCGAATGTCTTTTAGAAAGTAATTAACGACAGCTTGTGCTGTTTCGAAAAGTGATGCTTCTTTCCTTGAAATATAAATTAATGCAGGACGTACTTCGTTGTCAAATGTATCTGCATATTGATATTGCTCTGGATTAATATTAAACATAAATGTATCTAACCAATTTGGATTTTGTCTTGTAGTTCCTGCGTATCCCGATGGAAACGACCACAATACCAACAATCTAAGATTTTTTTCTTTTACAACAGATTTAACCTCGTTCATAAATGTTTTTTGATATAATGTTTCCAACTCATTATTATAAAAATTTTTATAATGCATTTTGTACATGCTTTCAGTTCTTTGAATTCCCGGATTTAAATAGAATCGAGATGGATCAGACCATCCTAAAATAATTACATCAGACGGGGTAAACGAATGAATATATTTTAAAAATTTAAGATAGATTTCGTGATTACTTAGTCCTCTATCCGCTTCATTTATAACAGAAAATTTGCTAGCTAATTGCGTGGTCCACGGGCGTGTAGCTTGGTCAAAGTATGGCTCACTGTTAAAAAAGCTATCGCCAAAAATATAAATTTTAGCCATCAATGTCCTTACATTTATTCCAGAAGTTTTCTAGTTCAGGAAAAGTTTTTAAAAAATCTGTTCCTCGTCTACGATCGTGCTCTGAGAAAAATTTATAAAAATTCTCCATGCCTCGATCTTTATTAAATCCTGTATCTGAGTTAATCCAATCGATTAATCGTTGGACTTTACTAATTTCAAAATCTTTAAAACCCTTGTGTCTATTCCAACGACCTTCTTTATGATGAATCATAAATTTCATTGCTCGTTCTAGTTCTGGAATTAATTCCGGAAGTAATTTAGGATTTAAATAATCAGGGTCCTGCAACTGCGGCATATCAAACCAAACTAGTTGTCTATCTTTATTATATTTTTTTCTTAACTCAAGAATGTATTCTACGTAAGAATAAATTCCCGTGTAGCTCAATGCGTTAAATGTAATAATAAATGTTAAACTGTGCTTATGACTGTATTTTAAATATTCTCTAACATTGGCATCAAGTTTCTTAAAATCTAATCCGTTACGAACATACTCACCTTGGGCTCCAATATTATCCAAACTACAAAAAAGCATAAAGTGATCAATTGCATCTGCATCAGTTAATTCTTTAAGACCCCAAAAGAATTTGGTCCATTGGTTGCCAGGAGGGCAACAATTGCTGGTAATACTTAAATGCAGATCTGCTTTAGGATGTTCTTTGACATAGTCAAACATGCGGAACGTGTTTTTATCCATCAACGGTTCACCCCCAGTCATCCGGAACGTTTGTAATGTAGGATAAATTTTAGGTAACCATTCCCAGAATGCTTTTAAGTGTGGGTTATCAGATCCGTTATTAATCTGCATTTCGTTTTGAATCCACGAAATATCGTTATGCCGTCTATCACTTAAAACATAAGAGCCTTCTTTTTTAATCTCGTCCATCCATGCTGTACTTAGATGTGGACTACAATATGCACATTTGAAATTGCAGGCTTGATTAAAATTAACTTCAACGTATCGAGGATTCGCATTACCTTCGTGTCCTATAGCTAATGCTTCTTCAACAATTCCCTCTTCCCAAATGTCTTTGCTTCTATATGCCCTGTCACTAAGCTGACTTCCGCTATCTTCTATTTGCCAGCAAAATTCACATTCTTGTGGCCGAACTCCACTTAGCATCAACAGCCTCTGTGATTTTTTGTATTTGGTATTATGTAAAGCACTCACATCAATTGCAATTTCTTCTAATGGAACTGCATGATTCTTAGGATGGTAGCAACTGTGTGTACGTCCAGTGGGAATGTGTATACTAACGTTGAACCATTTAGCTAGACAAAAACTTGGACTTACTTCGTTAAGTTCTTTGTAAACGAATTCAGCATCCATCATGTAGTGGGTTTGATATTTCCCATCTACTTTTTTAATTTCATTACCTTTTATGTTTCTATCAAATTTCATGTTGTTGTTTTAACCAATCAAAGTCATTTATCTTTGATAACATTTCCGGACTATCTTTATTTTCTTCACCGTATTTTCTACCAGCAATTGCACCCCTAATTGCATCTTGCGCATACTTACCTTCAGCAACAGTACACCAAATATCTAATCGTTCTATAGTTTCTGTACTGTCTTGTCTATTAATAATTTTACTAGATAATTTTACACACTCTCTAAATGCTGAACGCCATGTAGCAAAAGAATCAGTATTAAATGCCGTAATATTACTAACCTCTGGCATTGATTTAAACCTAGAACTAATTGATGTTGTCATATCTGTAGAACCCACATCCATAGATAAAGTGAGGTCCCTTGGTAATAGTTTAACACCTCCGTACCCGTATGTCAAGTCATTTAATGGATTCTGACTCTGCCAAACGTGAACAATATCTCGTTCATATCTTGATATGACATATGTAAAATCAAAGGTAGGAATTACAATAGCATCACCGTCAACTACCCAAAACATTTCAGTTGTTGCAATTTCTGCCGCCTTAATGTGTGCTTGATGTATTCCCTTGACTCCGTGAACTCGTTTAGCGTTAGGAAACCTTAATTGCAATTCTTGAAAATTCTTGTCAGCTGTTGGCTCGTTATAACTAATAAACACAATATCGTACAATCTGTTTTGAGATACTATCCCTGCATGTTCTTTTTTAGAAATTAAAAATCTAAAATCAATTTCTTTTTTTGTCACTACTTGAGCTGTCGACATTAGCATAATTCCGTTATAATTTGTTTCATTACGGAACTTGTTTTCAAAAACATGATTTATATTTCTATCAAATTCATATTTTCCATCGTTAGGATCAAAGTACAAATCAAACACTGTGGTGTCTGTGATTTCTATTTCAGACCAATTTACCCAGAACATTTTTTGTGTTTCGGTAGATAAAATGTCTTTGTATTCTTCATATGAAGAAATTGTATATTGCGGGTAGCGATATCTACTGGCTACAACATCATGTTCTTTTTTATCAATTAAAAACTTTCTAGAAAATTCTTTTTTTGATAAAGTTTTATTTTTAGAACATAAAATAATTCCACCAAGATATGATTCTTTTTCATTGCAGAGATTTTTGAAAACGTGATTCATTTCACGATCAAAATCATATTTTCCATCGTTAGGATCAAAGTACAAATCAAATACACTATTGTCAATAACATGTGTTTCAGGCCACAATAGCCAGAACATTTTTTGTGTTTCGTTAGCTAGTATATCTTCGTATTCTTCAAAAGAGGAAACGGTGTATCTTGGATAACGATATCTACTGGCCACAACATCATGCTCTTTTTTATCAATTAAAAACTTTCTAGAAAATTCTTTTTTTGATAAAGTTTTATTTTTAGAACATAACACTACACCAGAAAGATATGATTCAACTTTATCGCAGGCGTTTTTAAAAACATGATTCATATCTCGATCAAAATCATATTTTCCGTCATTGGGATCAAAGTATAAATCAAATACTGTGTTATCAATAACTTCTATATCCGACCATACAATCCAAAACATTTTTTGTTTTTCGTTAGCCAATATCTCTTCGTATTCTTCATACGATGCAACATTATATTTTGGATATCGATACCTACTGGCCACAACATCATGTTCTTTTTTATCAACTAGATATCTCCGAGAAATTTCTCTGTTTGATAATGTTTTATTTTTGGAGCATAATACTATACCACTAAGATACGATGCAGTTTCATTACACATGTTTTTAAACACATGGTTTGTATCACGCTCGTATTGTTCGTGATATTCAAAATATAAGTCAAAGACAGTTTCGTCAATAATATCAACGCCGGCCCAAACGCACCAAAACATTTCTGTTTTTGCTGTTGCAAGTGCTGTTTGATAATCCTCGTAAGTATCTACAATAAATCTTTCATAATTGCAAGGACCACTTGCTACAATATCCCATTCTTTTCTTGCAATAGGAAAACGATAATTAATTTCTTTTTTAGATAGCGGTAAATGTGTGCTGCACAAAAATACACCATTATAAAAATTTTTATTATTAACTCGATGCACAAATGCATGATTTTGTGTTCGGTCAAATGCGTTTAATTGTTTAAAATATAGATCAAATTTAAACGTGTCTACGTGTTTAAGATTGTGCGAAGACATCCAAAATAGCTCAGTGGTGCTAGTCTCTAATGCATTGAGATATTCTTCATGGGTATCTATATAAAATATATCGTACGGCTTAGGTGTTGTTGCTACTATGTCGATTTCTTTTCGATTTATAAAATATCTGCTGTCAAACTCTCGCTTTGATATTTCAGAGACTTTGGGAAACAAGCAAAGCCCTTCTTCTTTGAAATCCCCGTTTTTAAATGTATGGATATACATGTTATCCCATTCTGTAGCCGAATAAGATTGCAGGTCAAAATCTTTAGATAACACCATGTTATCCCAAATAACCCAAAACATTTTTGTAAATGCTTTTTTCTTTATCTGGTCAAACGATGTTGTATTTCGAAGTTGTTGAGCCGTAGGATAGCGAGACTTAAAATTTAACCAATTTTCAGTATCGAAAGAAACGGTAGAAATGTAAAATATATCATACATTTTCTGGCATTCTATAATAGGTTGCGTTTAAATTTAACGTTTCGTTATATAAGTCGTATGTGTATTTGCTTTGATCAGCATCCATGTATACCCAATGTAATCCTAGTTTATATTTTAATTCATTGCCATAATGTTTAACTAATTCAATAATTTTGTCTTGATCGTTTTCTATTGATTTAATTTCTTCGTTATAGATATTTCGAAGAACTTCAAAATCTCGAACTTGTACATAGTCCCAATCAGTGCAATTGGTCATATATGTTCCGTGCCTAGCACCAAGTACAGCGTATATTCCGTTTTCTTCGTGTGCGCCGACCGTACTCCACATACGCAGTCTATGAATATTGTGCCACCATATGCGTTCTTGAATCTCAGATGGCAGAACTTTAACACCGTCAAGTAATGTCATTTTGACGCCTTCACGGAATCCAGCTCGCCATGCGTGGAACGGGCTGGATGTAACATGGCTATCACTAAAGCTCATAGGAAAGTTTTTGTACCCATCTTCCCAACAAAAGTCAACCTGGCCTCTATCGCTATCAGAATTTTCATGTGTTTTCATATTCAACACAAACTCTTTTTTCCAAATTTTTAATCCGCCGTTTCCGTATCGCAATCCGTTAATTACGTTGCGGCCACACCATCCATAAACTTGTATCTTAGGATCGGTCATTTCGAGATCTAAATTAAAAAATTTAGGATCTACAATGTTGTCAGCATCAACAGTTACAAACCAATCTGTTTCACTTAAATTAGCAGCAGCCTTGTGAGCATGGTCACTACCTTTAACTCCATGAACACGCTTGGCCCAAGGCACCTTGGCACACAGATCTGCATAGTTTAAATCTGCATTGGGTTCATCGTAACTAAGAAATATTACGTCAAATTCTATTACTTTCATTTTTTGTCAAATAGGTAAACAGGAAATAATCTTTTTGTATAGATACTAAATTTTTTATCAAGATTTAAATCTTTAAAAATTTGTTTGTTTTTAATCAAGTCACTAATAGAAAACTTAATTGTGTGTTTAACAATATTAGGGTCGTTATATTCTGTGATGAGGAACGACATTTCAGTATTTTCGGCCCAGTGTATTTTACGTGTTTTATATTTTTTTGATATCATAAAAGTCAACGAATTGTCTTTTTGAGTTACTAACACATCCGGCTCTAATAATTCAGCATACATGCGATCCATGATTCTATGTAACACATCATCAATTTTTGTTAATCGTTTTATTTCGGCAATTTCAAACGAGCCCGATGCAATGTCAACAAAACAAGAATTTAAACTCACCTTTCCTTCGTTGATCAAATGAGCAGTCTCGACATCTACCGAAACAAAATTTTCTGTATCAGGCAATGCAGTTGATGGATACAGCCCTGTTACTTCACCAGTGGTAGTATCAAACATTGCATAATATTTTATTTCAGGTGGTTTATAATTTGCCAACCATTCGTCAAAGTCTATTTCTGCCATAATTTTTCTTCCTGTAAGCTGATTATTTCTTCGGTAATCAGTTGTTTTTCTACATAATGCACAATGTCTGTTTGTTTAAAATTTCCAATTTTAATTTCGTTGTCAACGTTAAAATAAAATCCCACATGATCAGTCCATTGGTTAGACGGCCATGGCCAATTTTGAACCATTGGTTTCATATGTACAACTTTTGGAAAATCTAATTTGTATGCAATTACATCAACAATATCTAAAATCTTTGCAGATAAAGCAAATGCTTCATCAGTACCAATGACCTTGGGTTTAAAATGTAGACAAAATATATTTTTAAATTCTGTTGGATTTTTAAGAATATGTCTACCTAGAGTAAAGAATTCTTTAGCTAACTCTGAATCCTTTTTAAAGAATGTATAAAAAGAATATAAGTTAGGTAACAAGTTTTTTGTAAATGCTGTACGATAAAAGTCGTTAGTTACCATTTCTCCACGATATGTAAATGCATTGTTAGCAACATACAACTCGCTGTTTTCAATAAAATATTTTGCCCAATGACTAACATCACGAGTAAACAACATATCAGCATCAAGACAAATAGTATTATCAAATGGGGTTAACTGATCCATCCAACTACGCCCATCCCATCCTGCTTCTTTGTCCCACTCAATGACGTGATCAAATACCCATTTTGATTTTAAACCTTCAGTTGCTTCAATATCATTAGTAACTAATGCTACATTGTTATAACCGTCTGGTTGTGTATTTTTAATACTAAGTGCTAATGAATACGCTAATTTAGTGTAGTTTATATCGTCGTTTTTTGCAACAATAATTAAATATCCGAAGCTCATATTAACTCCAATAATTTATCTTTGTTTCGTACAATACTTTGTTTATTCATCACGTGTACATCTTGATCTTTAATCGAGCATGCTGTAAATTTTTCTTCTTTTAACTTGTCAGAAATAAGAAATACTAATCTACCATCTTTAATGTCAAACAACATATCAGTATCTACTACTGTTAACAACGGTGGTAACGTGTTCAAAAAGTTTGTTTCAAATCCATCAAGAAAATGTTTTGCTACGCTAAACGCAATATCATTACGATATTGGCGAGGATCAAATCTATAGATATCACTATATTGATTGTAGTTGTCTCTAATATATTTTACTAAATCAAAAAATGTTTTGCTTTCTTGATTTTTGGTAAACATAACGTTGGTTGCCCAAAATAAATGAACGCCAGTTTCGGAAACATTCTTATCTAAAAATCCAATTCTATCTCCTTGGATATCATTCATAGATTTAGAAATTAATAAACTATCTTCCATGTCCCAATAGTTATTGAGTTGATCTGAAAAAATCAAGTAGTCACAATCTAATAATAATGTTTGATCATATGGGGTTAAATCCCAAGCAGATGCCCTACCGGCATTTAAAAAAGGAACAGTTTTAGATTCTGTACCGTCATTTAACCGGCGAGTATTTGTAGTCGGCGGACGTTCAATTGATATAATTTTTTCAAATACAGAATTGGCTTTATCCCATATTTGTGACTCTTTCATCCAAGCAATCGTAGACATGTCTGTTACAAGAGTTAACGGGATTTCAAGATGTTTTTTTGCAAGACCGCCCGAAATTACTGCTAATAATGCGTAATCAACATCTCGACTATTGTGAGCAAATATTAGGCCGCCGCGATTCATAAATCAACCAATGCTTCCACAGATCTACTTTTTTTAATTTTTTCGTATTCTTCATAATACTCGTAAGTAGCTGTAAAATATCTATCTAATATTTCGTCTTTAAAAGAAACAAGATCTTCAATTAAAATAGGATTTTCGTTTGCATCAATAATAGGCACACGCACGGTTCTTTCTTGACTAATCAAAAATTGTACAAATGCTATTAGTGTTTGATTGATTTTAAAGATGCCGCCGTTGTGACCAAATGTTAATTTGCCGTCAATGCGTTCTTTTAAAGTCTTGCGTTGTATTGCAAGTGTTTGTTTGTAATTGGAAAAATCTAAAGCGTTAGTTAACAGAGCTTCCATTGTTTACTCCTATAATATAGTCAGTTTATTTATGTGACCATATTACAGGGCGGAAATTTTTTTAAACGCCTGTTATTGAAATTGTACCGTAAATTGGAGAAGGAATTGAAAAAGAATTAGCAGTTAGGTCTGGGTACAATGCACCAACTGCTCGAAGTTGACTTATGGTTAATGCCATTGTTCCCTGAACAGTACCGTCTGGCGGATTAAAGTTAGGAGGGTATCCAGCAAGTATGTCCGGATCCACATATCCGTCAGTCCAAACTACTGTGAATGTAATGACTGTTGCTCCGCCGGATGCATTAGACGGAATATTACAACTAGCTCTTAATGATATATTATTACTTGTGTAAGTAGATGACGATATCGAATAAAAGGTTTGAGGTGAGTTGGTTAACGAATAAAAATTTGTAGACGGAGAATTGCCACCAAAAGTAACAGTTCCCATATTACTTGCCAATGTTTGCCAAGCATTATTTTGGGCATTACTAACCCTGGGGGTGAATGCGGATGCAAATCTAATCTTGCCGCCTGTGTTAAAGAAATGCCTAGCTGCGTCGCCTGTTGTAAAAGTTACTGTAAACGATGTTGAAATTGAGTTTTGCCAAGTTGGAGTATATGATGCTGTGCCTTTAGTTTCTGTAGCATACTGCCCGTTTCCCAAATCAAATCTATTTGTGTTAGCTTGATTTGCCAAGGTAAGATACTGAAAATTAGGTTGAGCTGCTCCGTAAGAAATTACATCGCCTTCATTGATTGTAACAATACTTGGTACCGCTCCGCTTTGATGTACAATAGCATTAACTATGTCAAAGCGGAGTCTGTCCCATTGACTTTTAGATACAGAATCTCCAAGGACTGTAGTAGTGCTCAGTGCTGTTTGGCCGTACCCAGCTGTACCGGCGCCGTTGCCGAGAACAGGATTTATAATATTTCGTATATTATTATAATCCGGTACGCTGATTGTATCATGAACTGGCATTCTTATTCTCCAACTGAGTATTTAAGCAATTAAGAAATGCTGGTTAATGAATATGATGACGGTGGAGTAATGGCAAACGATCCGGGAATTAATGCTGGATACAATGCACCGGATGCACGGATTTCAGATACATTTAATGTTAACGTGCCGTCTACTTGATCGCCAGGAGCAGGCGTTCCCGGATCAACATATCCGTCCATCCAAACAATATTAAAATAAAAAATTCTTGCATTTCCTGCAGAATTAGCAACGTCTGACTTTACCTGTATAGAATATGTGTTGCTCTGGTATGGGTTTGAAGATGCACTTGTTTTCCAATTTTGGTAATTTGCTGTAAGATTATACGCTGTTAATCCAGCTGATGTGGCACTAAAATCAATAGATCCTACCGAATCTAAAAGACTAGTCCATGATGTGTTTTGTGCAACTGATGCACCGCCAGTTCTTGCTGATAAAAATCTAATGCGGCCGCCGGAGTTCCAAAAATATCTTGCTTGATCGGCTGTGGTAAATGTTACTGTTAACGTGCAAGATAATGTGTTTGACCATGCTGATGTAAATGATCGGTTAGCTCTTGCTGTAACTATAGATTGACCAGGTGCTAATAAAAATCTATCTGTTCTAATTTGATCAGACATTGTATTGTATTGACTGTTTGGATGAGAAGCGCCATATCTAATTGGATCTGTCGTTGAAACTTCTGTTAATACAGGAACAGTATCTAACTGATGCACACGAGCATTAATAAGATCAAACCTCAACGCATCCCATTGAGCTTTAGTAATTTGTCTTTTTGCTTTTTGTGCTAGTGTTTCAGTTGGTATTCCAATTGGCGGAGCATATTCTACAGTATCACTTATAAGATTTTGGCCGTATCCGTAAGATGCAGATCCAACTGCCATTACTTCTGCTATCTTAGCTCTAATGGTATTGTAATCTGATGCTTCAATAAATTGTCCTGCGCCTGCTGCCATGATTCTTCCTTATAATATAACTGCTTCAATAATTTTTTCTGATATATCGCTATTTGTTTCTAGAGCAATAGCAAATACATCGTTAGCGTGAGGAACTGCTCCGACTGCACATCCGTTGTTAGAAGCAACTAATCGCTGACCCTTGGCTACTGCTCCAACTACTCTAACCGGAACACGACCTTTAAGAGCAACATATATGCCGCCTTCTAAGTCTTTGTTCATCATAAACGCTGGATTGGCCGAAACTACTCCGATAGCTCTATCACCGTACTTGCAGGCAGTAACTTCTTTTTCACCGCCAATAGTTAATACAGTTCCATCTGCATACTCAGTATCTGGTAGATATTTTTCAGCCAAGTCGGCGTATCTAGCTGCTGTAGCTGTACCTACAAATAATTCTGCTGTTAAGTAACCAGATACATCTCTTGCAGCAATGGTGTTTGCATCAGCAGCAGTTGATGTAGTTCTATACGATGCACCAACTTTTAACGAGTCAGCCTGCGTAGCTGGGCCAATAAAACTAGTGGCTTTAAGATTTCCGCTGGTATCTCTAATTGCAACTGTTGATGCAATTGCATTAATGTTTGGTGCATAACTAGCAATGGTATCTGCTGTCTGTGCAGATCCTCTAACGTCTCCATAAACGTCGCCATATACTACCGAGCGAGTTGCTAATGTGCCAAGCTGACCATAATAAATTTTACTTGCGGAATCGTATGCAACTGAGCCTGTTGAATCTTGAATGTTGCCGCGATGACTACCTGTGGTATTTCCAATCAAGTTTCCGTTAAATACCCCGTAGAAATTTGAAGCATTTACTTCAGACCAAATTCTAGTTTTACCGCCATCAACTCCGCCTAATTTTAACGTAGCATTAGATGCTGGATACAATCCCGATGATCGAATCTTGAGAACGTTTGCACTTTCATTTTCATTTAATCTTACTCTAAAAACAACAGGTGCAGCTACTTGTCGTTGTTCAATTACTACTTGATCCTCATCTCTTAACGGGTCTCCATTGATTGAAGCAAAAAACGGATCTTGACTTTCTTTATGTACTAATAACTCTTTTGCAGCACCTAGATAAAATCCGTTATCATTTTTAAACCAAACTTGTTCTTCAAAATTTAAATCGCCTTTTGTTAAAAACGACGATGCGGTAAGACCACCTAATTGAAGTGAGTTTGATGCAGTACCCCAAAAATATTGTTGTGACGTTGCTGATGTAATTCCAGTAGTTGCGTCTGTGTTAATTAAAGTTATGCCTTTCTTAACACGATTAAAACCAGTAATAGGATTAATGTTACCAATAACAAAATCAACCTTGCTAACTATTGCAAGAGTTACGCCGCCAGCTTGTAATTCTACGATAGGAACAGGTGTTCCCAGCGTATCAACAATAGTTCTACCAACTGCTCCGCTGGCACCTGTGTCAGGAGTGGCTGCAGGTCCAATTAGTACAAAATTTGTTCCGGACCAAGTGTAAAGTTGTTTAGATGATTCGTTAAACCATAAATCGCCTGCTGCTAATTCACTAGGAGCATCTATGCTAACTACTGCGCCGCTGGCAACTTTGTATTTTACACCATCATAAAATTTTAATTTTTTACTGCTGCTATCATACCAAATTTGTCCGATTATGGATTTAGGTGGCTCAGATGTACCAGAAAAGTTTTGCAATAGATGTAGGAAATTTTCATTTTGAATTTCCCCGTATCCAGCATAGTTCTTTCCTACAAATCTTAGATCTGTAGCGGTGTCAATAGTACCATCTTCTACTGTGGTTAAAATTGACCCGTTATAATTGTTTACCTGATAAGCCATTGCTCTGCTCCATAATCTATTGTTATTTATCTGTACTTTTTTTTAGACCCTGCCGACAACAACTTCAATAAAACCTTCAATTCCATCAAAGTTTTCTAGGGCTTTACCAATAATTGTGCCAATCTTAGGGTCTAGTGTAGGGCGAGCATATCCGCTTCCACCACTAACTAGCATATCACCTTTGCGTATTGTTCCACGGACTTTGCAAGGCACACGACCCTGTAACGCCACAGCAACAACATTACTTCCTGTTAATTCACTGTTCATTAAGTATGCTGGATTTGTTGACACAATTCCAGCTACTCTACGTGTTTCATCTTCAGCAACAGTGACTTCGAAATCTCCGCCAAATTCTAAAACAGTTCCTGGCTCATATTGCTGGTCAGCAACATAATTTTCTGCTAAGTCAGCATATCTTGCCGATGTAGCTGTACCAATAAATGAGCCTGTTGTGATAAAATTGTTGGCTCCTGCATCTAAGTCTTTGTTGATGTTCCATTTATTGCCGGATACTGTATACGTAAATGTTGCTCCGGCACCATCAATTTCAAATCCAGCACCGTTTGCTGCTGCCGGTGTTGCAGCGCCTTTGGCCAATGTTACTAACAAGTCTTGAATTGCGGTTTGTGTTGAATTAATTGTTGTTACAGAACCCTGAACTGTAAAATTTCCAGCTACTACTAAATTGCTTGAAACTGTTACAGTATTGGTTCCAGTGGTACTAGGCAAAATCGTATCAGTTTTTGTAGTTATTGCATCCGAAGTGGATGAATATACTGTATTGAATCTATTAGACTTAGCGGCAAGATTCCACTGTCCGTTTGGATAGACAGTTGGATTAGTATCGTCACCGCCGTAAGCATCGTCGCCAGGTCTAATATTGATTGCCGAATACCCACTAATAGATACGTTGTCGGCCACGCTGATTTGAAAATCTTGAGTTGTAATAATCTTCGATATAGAATCTTGGATTAACAATTGATAATCATTAGAAGATCCAAGTGTTATTCCCGACGAAGCAACTCTTAAAGAATTTAATGTTCCTACTGTGGTCAACGACGATTCGATCACTGATAAATTTAGTCGAGTGCCCGTTAATGTATTTGCATCTGCTGGAATTGTAATATTTGCGGTGCCATCAAATCCAACATCATTAATAGTACGAACCGAAGATAGTCTATCTGCTGAAAATGCATTTCCTGCCAATGATGATCCAATAACTGTATTTGCTTGAATGATGTCAAATGTACTGGTAGATCCGGCAGGAGCAACTACTTTGCCTTTTAATGTTGTCGCTTCTACTGTTGTTGCTGCAACGGTAACTGCTGAAAATCCGCCGGCTGCATCTCTTGCAACAATTTTGCCAGCACGTGAATCTGGACCAGCATCAACTGACCATGTTCTTGAAACTGCACCATCAAAATTGCCGCCTACAAGATACTCGCCTCGTGTTAGAGTACCAACTGTTGACGATTTAATAGTTATATTGTTTTCGCCTGTGAATAAGAATCCGTTAATAGTAGGAGTGTTTTTAAGTGAAGTTGCTGTGTCAGCATTTCCTTTTAAATTTCCATGAACAAACGATCCGTCTTTAATATTGAGGCCGGACTCAAGCAAACTAAATCCAGGAATTTCCGACGTTGCATCTATTGTATATCGTTCGTTTGAAAAGATTGCTTCTACTACACCATCAATATTGATAGCTAGTACTGGATGTTTTAATGTATTGTTGTCAGTGAGCTCTAGTGCTTCTGTTTGAGTTGAATCATATCCTGCAACACCTTCGGGGCCTATTACTTTCCACCCGCCATCATTGAATACACTCAATTGTTTAATGGCAGAATTAAACCAAAAATCTCCATCAGTAGCTGCCACCGGTGTAGTTGTTGATACGTTTGCCGAAGCTGCCGATTTCCAATTAGCACCGTCATATAGTTTTAAAGAATTTGTTGCATTATTATACCAAAGCTGGCCCGACAACGGACGGATAGGAGGAGCCGAATTAGAAAAGTTTTCTAATAAGTAAACAAAATTTTCATTTTGCACACTACCGTATCCGGTATAATTTCGACCAATGAGATTAACGCTGGTTGAGTTGTCTAAGACGCCGTCTTCTAAGACTACTATCTGACTTCCATTGTATCTATTAAGTACATATGACATTTAAATCGCCCCTAAAATATTGTGCATCATGATGGAACCCGCCATATTCCGGTTTGCAGTTGGAAAACCTTGACGGTTCTAAATACTGAGAATGTTGGTGGCGGTACGGTTACCGGAGTAAAGCTAACATTGTTAACTCCAAATGATGTGCCGCCAGGAGTTGCAGACCCAGGAGTAAGTGGGGTTATAAATTCTGTTGTGCTAGTTCCAAGATATGTGTTCAAATTAACTGTAGATGCACTATTTGATAATGATGTACATAGTATTCGTGCAACTGTGCCTTCTTCGTATTCAGTAGGAGGTGCCACTTGAGTCAACCATGATGCAATACCAAAATCCGAAATTGCATCTGAAGTGTCCATGCTGAATACAATATTTCTACGACCAATTGTTGAGTCTACATAGTTCTTTGTTGCAGCATCTTGCAGTGCTAATGGATCGCCCATGCCAGTAATTCTTGGTCTACCCACTTCAATTTGATCAATATATCGATCACCGGTAACTTGTTTTAATGCAATATTTCCAAGACCGTTAGGAGCAATCTCAATGTCTCTGTTTGAATCAAGTGTAGAAATACGATTTCTATCAAGACGCATATACGGGGTTGGACTGTTGCCTGAAGGTGTCAACGGAGGGCCGCCAAGGTTGTTGTCATCTGGTAATACCGGGCCAACCACTAACTTAGACTGTGTACCGAAAGAAGTTACACCTGGAATACTAGTAATATTCGATCCTAGTGCTGTAGACGAAATAACTTCAACACCGTTGATTGCAAAATATTTAGATCCTACTAAGTTAATGTGGTCATTAACATTCCATGCTGTTCCTAATTGTGGCAACGACACACCGTTATTTTTCCAAACAATTGTATGGTTGGTTAACCCCTTTAATGTGATACCACCGCCGTCAGCATCGGCATTTGTTGTTGCACCAGATGCTAACTCTATATTTTTATCTTCAATTGAAAGATTTGATGTATTAACAGTGGTAGTGTCACCTTGTATTGTTATATTTCCTACTACCGTTAAATTTCCGCCAATAAGTATTTCGCTTGTAAGATTAGTTGGATATAACCCCAGCGACTGGCTAACTGAATTAATAACAATCGCCGAATCAACTGCGGCACCACGTTTGACTTTGATGGAGATATTTTTATTTTCTGAATCATTTAAAAACGTAATATCTCCGCTGTCTACGTAAATTTGTGCCTGCTGCGCATCTCCAATAGCAATTCCACTATTTGATGTAATTGCTAGTTGACCGTTCATGATGTTATCAGTGTCACGTCTTAGATAAGAAGCAGCTGGCTGATTACCTAATGCATCAGCATTTGTCGAAGTTACATTAAATTTAAATCCGCTAATTGTACCAGCATTAAAACCAGGTATAATACTTCCACTAAATCCGCCAATTGCTCCCTTTGGAGTAAATGCATCTTTTGAAAAAATTCCCAATAATGTTCCATTGTCATACAATGAAGTAATAACTCGATTTTGATTCAAAGAATCTAAAATATTTGAAACAACTAATCCACTGCGCCCTTGGCCAGCAGTGTATGACGGTCCTAATAAAATTGTATTTGTGCCATCATAGAAAAACAATTGCTTGTTAACATTGTCAAACCATAAGTCGCCAACACCTAATGTTGTAGGTTGTAAATTGGCAATTGTTGCTGAACTAACTGGAACAAATCCCAATCCATTATATACTTTAAGTTTTGACTCTGAAGAGTCAAACCATATTTGGCCTTTAGTTGGACGAGCTGGAGCAGAGGTGCTGGAAAAATTTTCTAATAATTTAACAAAATTTTCGTTTAGTGATTCACCAAATCCACTGTAATTTTTACCAACAAGTGTCAGGTCGGACGAAAGCTGGTCAAGCTGTCCGTCTGCCACTGTTGCTAGTATACTTCCATCTGTTTTGTTTATAGTATAAGACATAGTTTATTCCGTTATTAGAAAGCCGGAGGGCCTGATCTAATGATATAATTAATTGTTAGATATGGATTTAAAATACTAAATTCCGAACCCAACGTTGCTGTAGTTTTAATTCCGCCTGTTGTGTTTAAATATTGAGCTTGTCCAACAGAAGTAGGTCCAGGCCCAGTTCCGGGGCTAGTGCCTGGAACGGTTGTGCTATCTAATCTAACAACTGTGTATTGTTTGGTTGGCTGATCAATCGGTGTTAGGCTGTGTTCGTGTTGCGGCAAGTTTCTAACTTCTAAAGAGTTAGTTGCAGCACCAGCACTACCGCCTAATGTAGTTCCATCAGTTCCTGGAATTCTACCAATTCCTCCGCCTCCAGCATCTACAAATCCGCCGCCGCCGCCGGCATTTGGTACTTCAGTACCATTATCCATGCTGTCGCGTCCTAACGGAAATCTTCCTCGTAGGTCTGGAATTTTAAATGTATTAACACCCCGAGACGGAACTCCGTAACTATTTCCAATTACGTCAAACAGATCTTGGTATTTTACTTTTTCTTGCTCGCTACCGTCACACAACAAGTATCCAGACGGTACATTCAATCCAGCAAAAGGCATTATTGCTCCGATAGGAACGCCTAGGTCTGCAACAAATACATCACGAGATTCTTTTAATAATCCAGTGCCTGGTCGATAAACTAAAACTTGATCGTCGGGTGTTGAAGTATTTGGTGTTGGTTCGATTTGTGAATCAATAATGTTTGCAGTTAACCTAGTATCAAATATTTTTGTGCGACCTTCGAACGAACCATCAAACTGGATAACGTTTGATTCAACTTGCCCGGTCAACTGAAAAGTTGTTTTTTCTCTTAAGTTAGTAGCAGTTCTAGCATTTCCTGCAACGTCTCCGTCAAGAACACCTTTTAAATAACCTGCATTAATTGTTTCAGCATATATGTTATTCCACTTAAGAGTCGATGCTCCTAAATCATACAATGTTGTTGATTTAGGCACAACTGAACGTAAAGTTGTTGTTCCGCCAGCTTCTAAATTTGTACCAACTAATAAATTTTTTGCAATTGCTACGCCACCTTGTGTAGCAAAACTACCGGTGGTAAAACTGGTAGTTTGATCAGTTCCTGAAATTCTGATATTACCAGTTACAGCAATGTTACCATCAATGTCTAGTGCCACTTGAGGTGACAACACGTTAATACCAACTTTATTACCAATAACTCTTAAAGTAGTACTAGCACTTCCTTCTGCATTAACTTGTAGATCTATACTGCTGCCAGGAGTTGCATTATATATTGAGGAAGAAGTTATGGATGTGGTTAATCTAAATGTGCCATCAACACCCAACGCTATACCAGAATTATTTCTAATATTTAAACCGTATTCTGTAGTATTAACTACATCAGATCTTAAAAACTTAGACGATGCAATTTCAATTCCAGCAATAGTTAATGCATCGGAACTTTGAGCCGTTCCGTATAGTTTTGCTATTGCTAAAGAATTTCCAATCCCGGTTGAATTGATATTCATACCAGTCTTAATAATAGTAAATCCATTTATATTAATTTTAGGTATGAATGTATCTTTACTAATAATTGCTACAGGAATCTCGTCTGATAAAAATTTAATAACGTTACGAGGAATACCGTCGGTGTCATTAATTGTTTCAACTACTGTTCCGGTCCTTAGACCATTTTCAGTACTAAATTGCGGACCTACTAGTACCCAAGTCTTTCCGGACCAAACATATAATTGTTGTTTAATTGTGTCAACCCAGATTTCACCAACTTTATCTTCAGATATATTAGGAGCAGTTGGCGACTTTTGAATATTACCGGCTGCTTTCCACCCGTTGTCGCCGGTACCGTCATTGATCATTAGTGTACCGTTGGTAGTATCATACCATAACTGGCCTTCTACTGAGTTTGGTGGCTTGTTTGCTCCGGCAAAATTTTCTAAAAGGTGTAGGAAATTTTCAGCGATAATTTGACCATACCCGGTAACGTTACGTCCAGGAAATTTTAAGTCGGTGCTTTCGTCAGTAACATTATCATATACTGTAATTGGTGTTGTTGTTTTATCTGTAAAATTTACGTTATATGGCATGATTATACCTCATTAAAACCAGTTAAGCTCTGGATACGGATTGTATAATCAATCTGTAGTAATCTGTTTAAAGATTTCTGTACAGGGTGAAAAATAACGTGTGTCAATAATTTACCATCACCGTCCGGGTTGTAACTTTTAAGCCCAAGCTCATCAAATACAAAACTACCATTCATGTCCTGACTGTTATCAAATGCATCTTGACCGTCTGGCTCACCGTAATCTAATAAACAACTAACAATAATATCACTGTAGGTTGCGCCGCTGACATGCCTAATTTCCATTTTGTTTCTTACAGGATCAGTATTTTGTGCAGAATTCTGATCAACAATTTTTTGATATGTTTGATTGTAAAGACTAGAATTGACTCCCACGGTGTTAGGAGTAAGATAAGAAATAAGTCCTGTCGGGTCAACTATAGTGCCACCCGTACCAAAAGCCATTTGATAAATTGTTCCTTGGCCTTGATTGGACAAGCTGTTTACCATTGCAACACTCATGTTTTCATAGTGAATGGCGTTTCGTTTATCAACAAAAACTTCTTTAGTTGTAGGATCAAATATTTTAATATGTCCTTCAAAATGAAATCCACCGTTCTCGTGGGGTTTTTGTTCTGGTTTGTCGTTAGTTTGATTCTGTTTTTGTTCCATTTTGAGCTCTTTTTTCTCCATATACTATTTATTCGGGCAATTCAGTTGGCTTTTGATCTATGAATTTTGCAATTGGATTATCATTATTAAGTAATGTAATACCTGTACTAGCTGTTGTCTCGGCACGGTCATACCATATTCTGCCAACTTTTCTAATTATTAATATTCTAGTTCCAGCTGCTACTGGTTGAGTTAATCTGATATAAGGCATTATTCCATCAACTGAAAATTCAGGATCTAATACTGTAGTTCCTAATGGTCCTTGAGTTTCGTCAAAAACCTGGAGTGAATCTTTACGTAGTCGTCTGCCGCCAGCAAATATTTCAAGTTGATCAGACATTCCAAAGTCAATTGATATATCTCCGCGAACCGTAAATTCTCGATCGGCTTTAACAGGTATATATTCTAACGGACCTATTATTAAAGAAGTAACACCAATAACATCATTTGTTTGAAGCGCAGCTCCTGTATTACCAATTATCTTTATGAATCCGCCTTGAGATGCATTGACATCTGGAATTAACTCAAAATCTGCTTCAGGTATTTTTACGTTGTTTACTGTCACAATTAAATTGAATTTGTCGCCATTGCCAAATTCCTCAGTAGTTGGTAATTCAAAAGTTGTGCTATCGTCATGGACAAATAATTTTGCTCCCGGACTATAGAAGTTAGCTTTTTCTTGATTATCTGAATAAGCAATGATATCCGAAGGTCCGGCATTAGATACTGCTGTTCCTACAGGGTATACTTGGCCAATACCAGTTCCTAAACTTCCTCGTCTTAATTGTCCTAAAACATTTCCGGTTTTTGTTAGATACTCAATTCTTTCATTATTAATAATGACTGTACCTGAAATATTTCTTAATGGTATAGGAGCATCCACCAACGATCCATCATTTACAGTAATTGTGGTATCATAATATCTTAACTCAACAGCTAATGTAACTTCTCCAATAGAGTATCTACTGTAATGTGTTACATTTAACATATCTTTAAAAATTTCAAAGGCACGTGGATCTTTATAAATTTGATTTCCAAACTGTAATAGTTCTACAATGTCGTTTGTTGTTGTAGGCACAGTTAGGTAGACAGCATTTTGATTAGATTTAACATAGAACTCGATTCCTCTAATAAGTCTTTCACCGTTTACATACACCCATACATAATTATCATCTAAAACTTTCCGAGATAATCTATATAATACCTTTCCGCCTGTTGCTGAATCAGAAACAATGTTAAATGTTGGATATTCACTGAACCAAGTAACATCAAGTTTATCTCCAACTGTCAGTGCTACTGTTGAATCAATAACTAAATTATTGTTTGCTTCTATACTATACTGCGCACCAAGAATAACTTCAACTTTAATAATATCTTGCAAAGTTAAAAAAGTCGGGTTAACTGTTACAATCTTAGAAGTACCAGTGTAAATGTATGCAGTTACGAACGGTTGTAAAATATTATTAATGTAAACTTTGATATCAACTGCGGTAATGACAGCAAGAGGATCTACACCGATCGGTATTGCATTATTAGTGCCATCATATATCACATAGTATGTGTCCGGGCCTTGAAGTTTTTTATTGTTCAATGTAACAATCATCGATGTTGCTGCCGAACTTCTAGACAAATCTACAAATCTATCAAGTGCAAATGTAGCAGATCCATTGTAGATAAATGATTGATTGTTTACCTGAATAATCGATTGATTGCTACTATCAGCGTTCAGGGCTGTATTAAGCGCAACAATTTTTATTACTTGATTTTTTTCTGGGTTTATTGCAAATTTAATAATTGTTTTTTCAGGAATAATGTCTGCACCAGTTTCTTCTGAAACTACAGTACTGTTAGTAAACCCAGTATCAACTTGTCGACCATTGACTGTAACAAACACTGATTGAGTTAAATTGTAATCTGCTTGCGTTAAAAACAATGATGTATCGCCGTCGGCAATAAATTCTTGATAATCAATTAACGATGCGCCACCACGGCCAATAGCAATAATCTCTACGACCGCGCCCAAGGTTGGGGCAGAGTAAAACACAATTTCATTACTAACAAAATCAATGTAATAGTCAAGAGTACTGTCATCGTTAACTCCGTAATATCTATATTTTAGTTTGTCTACATAGACTAATACAGACGTTTCCTCAATCACAGTTAACCCAATTGGGAACCGACGAGTGGTACCGTCTCCTGGAATTACAGTATTTTGCATTGGGGCTGCTCCAGATATTGTTGTCTGGAATACCTTAATACTTAGACTATCTAAAACCTGTCCTGGAACATTTTCTTCGGTTGCCGGAGTTTGTTCTGGACTTATAAAAGTATCGCCGTCGATAACTATTTCTTCTGGTGTCTTACCCCTAGCTATAGAATAAATTCCATCAATTGTGTTTGGAGCGGTTTTAACATTAGTTGTATTACTTTCAAAATTTCCGCCAATTAGATTTGTATCTACTAGATTAGGATCGTTAATAACAATAGAACCGTCACTAGTAAATGGTCTAAAAATTAGTGTGTCGCCGCCTTGAAGTATAATATACTGGCGCATCGGAACTGCAAAAGTGCTACCGTCTCCAGTAAAGCTAGGCATTATTGAAGTGGTCGGTCTAACTGTTAGTCCGTTGGCTTGAGTCGTTGACCCGTCATATAAATCATAGTAAGGATCATCAAGTCTGTCTGTTTTTCCGTCACGTTTTAGATATATTGAAATACGTTGTCCAACACTAGGAACATACGGCAATTCAATATCAAATAACGACGAAGACCCATCAATCACTACATAATAATCTGAAGTTGCATCGATACTGTCCCAACTGTCAGTAAACCACGGAAGCGCATCCCAACCTCCAGTAATTTCAAACGTTGTACCTTGTACTTGCACTCCGCCAAAATCAATGCCGGTCATTAACTGACCTAAGTCATTACCGATCATTCCGGATGTAGGATAATAATATTTTTGTACTCGATTAACTCCGTCAAGTAACTCTTCGTTTTTGTCGTAGACAATGTTAATAATGTCACCTACTACAGACGGTGTAGTTAGAATTAATCGGCCTTTTAATAAACTATAAGAATCTACTGTAGATCTATAAAAATGTAAAGAATACTCAGAGTTCAATACTAATTGAGAATTTTTATATATTTGAATCTTACTTTTATCTCTAGTTGGAGCATACTCTAGATCAAATGACGCAGTAGCACTAGTTGCTGTGAATGTTTGTTCGTGTGTAAAATTTTGAAATATTCCATCTTTAGAAATTCTGTCAAACTTTAACAATAGGTTAAACATTCTAGCTTTACTGTCTCCTAAAATTGCAACAGCCTTGGCAATTTCTAAAGAAGATCCGTTGCCGCCAACAAGAGTAACTTTTGGTGTTAGCGTGTATCCACTGCCTGGTTCAGTTACAACGATTCCAGATACTTTTCCACTAGCAATATATGCTTTTGCTTTGGCACCTATTCCGTTGCCTTCAATTAATACTGTTGGCGGTGCTGAATAATTAGCACCAGATTCCGATACTTCTATTTTTGTAATTGAGAATCCCTGATTGTCTGCCCAGAATTTCCAAGGATATTGATCAAACAAATTGTATCCTTGACCAACCGGAAGAATTTTTCCATCTCTTGTAGAATACGCTGGTGGTAAATCAAAGTCAATTGCAGTTGTGTTAGACGGTTCAATAAAATTATAACGACTCGTATATTCTCTAATAGAAGTTCTATATGGTTTTATTTCTTCTAAGTATGACTGGAACGCTGGAAGATTATCATTTTTGTAGTTTACTTTTTGTTCTAAACTTCCAACATTGTGCATGGCATTTATAAAACTTGTTTTAAACGCCCAGTTGATTGTTTCTTGTTCAGAGAACGTGTAGTGAATCGAAGTAAAAAATAATTTATTCCACTCAACACGAAGATTATCGATAAACAAATCATTTTTAACAGCTGATAGAATATTCCGTAGTTCAGCTGTTGGATAGAGATCATATAAGTCAATATCGTAGAATCCAACATTATCGTATCCAATGGATGCAGTAGATGTGTTATATAGACTATCTTTAAGCGCAATAGTTCCGTTGTTTCTGCCTACTAAAATATAATCTCCAAGAATAGTTCCGGTGCCTGCTGTAACTTTTTCAAGGACTGCCCACCCACCGTTTCCGTATTCATTAATTTTGATTAGATCGCCAATCGCAGTAGTTAACGTTGGCTCGAGATATATCGAAGCAATTTCGTAAATAATTCTTGAATTTTCAGTATATCCGGTTGACCACCAATCAACATAATACCAATAGCTAGGTGTATTGTAGCCTTGAGATTTTCTTCGATAAAATACTTTACGTTGTTGATCCCACGAATATATAGCCCAGAACCCATTGATACTTGAATCTGATTTTACTAATACAGAATAATTTCTTATTTTTACAAGGGCATTATCATATCGTCTGCCACGAGTAATTATATTAACAGATGTAACTCTACCCTGAGAGTCAAGTGTAACCGATGCTTGCGCACCAACTCCTGATCCGTCTATTGTAATATACGGAGCATTTTTGTAACCAAATCCACCGTCTTCAATATCAATACTATCAATTTCACCATTAATAATATTGGCAGTTAGTACTGCTTGACGAACTCGAGTAATAGGATACTGTGCTAAATCTGTTAAATTATCAACCTCATAATCATATTCATTTAATTTTTCACTCGGTAAAGAATCTGTAAGATTTAAATTTCTAAAACTTAACGTGTCAGCAAATGGACTTTGCAATAATATAGTATTAATATTATCAACAACTATTTTTAAAATTTTTGTTTTATTTTTAAACATAGACTGTCTTGGTCTAAAACTTAGACCATATTTTTCACGTTCTGATAATTTTGAATCTGGTACAGGGTTGCCTGCTTGATCAAACCCTACTAAACTATCTATCCATTTAGTTTCTAACACATCATTTGGTAAGCTATCTGCTACTCCCTCAGATAATAAAATATATTCTCTATGAATTGGGTTAGTTGTTGTTTCGTTGACAAATAGTTCGATGTTTAAAAGCCCAGATCCCGAAGGCAAATATCCATTAAAATTGTAAGCTAACAACTTATCGCTATCAACTATTGCAATGACTGGGACTCCGATTGAGCTTGGGTTAGAAATTAATGCCGCAACTGCGGCAGCAGAAATATTTCTACCTGGAATATTTTCAGGGACAACTGACGAGCTCCGAACCCAATAATAATATTTTGTTTCTGTTAATTGTTGTGTTATTGGATTATAGATTTCTTTTACAGAATACACATCGTTGTTTGGATACAGTGGTTGCCCTGAAATACCGTTTGATAATCCGTCAATAGTATCAGCTAGCGCACTCCATTCTGACGGTAACAGTATGGACTCAACCCACTCATAGACATCAATGCTTGCGCCTGGAGCGAGTTGATTCCAATTTCCTACACGATATGCAAACTCGCCTTGTTCATAAGTTAACCATTTAGCTGTAGATAAATTCCACCATAACTTACCTACGTTGGCTTCAAACCAGGACGAGTCCGGAGACACTATTTGAGAATCAGTGCCGGTAGTATATATTGCCGGATCGTACGGAGTTTTAAATTTTAACTCTTGTTCTGCTATACCTAATATCTTTAATTTGGCATGATCAACAACATCAACATCAGCCAGTTTAACATTTTTAATATTGTCTATTAACGAAATATTTTTAATTTTAGAATAATCTATTAATTGCTGTTGTTGAGCAATAATTGTTAAAGAATTTTTTCCAGGTAGTTTTGAAAATGTTCTTACTATACCTATTAAGTTAACGGTAGAAGCAGTACCTGTTCCTTGAACAGCAGTACCGGTACCTGTGCCTATGCTAGATGCAACAAATACAGTACCTGGTTCGTTATCTTGAGCGCCGGCCAACACAAAGGACGTAGATCCTGTAGTATTGATAGTGTAAGTCTTTCCAAGAATAAAGTTTCCGGCAGCAGTTATTCCGTTTGCCGTTGCCACAAAACTAGTATCAACATTGTTATTAACGGCTCCAAATAATGTAAAATCAGTTGGGTTACTTGTAGTTCCTGTACTAATAATCTTATATCGGTTACCTATAACTATTTCGTTTACAATTTTTGGAACTGTAGTTTGATATGTTGGCGAACCTACAACAATTGTGTTTGATGATGAGTCAACACTGGCTCCAAAAGATTCCTGAGCCTGTAACTCGGCCTGTAATTTTTCCGATAACAAATATTGAGAGCCTACTCGTTCAAAAGAATATACCTGTCCGGCATAGCCCGATACCTCTAAAAATGATGTGGTACTGCTGTCAAAAGTTGTACCGTCGGCAAAATTTGCATATCGTTTATATGGTGCATTTTTTGCTCCTACCACGATTCGTTCACCGCCGCCGCTGATACTTACACTTGACCCAAATAACATATTGTTATATTCTTCAAAGCTTTCTAATTTTTGTTTTAATCTCCAATCAGGAGTTGTTAAACTAACAGTATTAAAATAATAAACAGAACCTTGATTTTGTAAATTAATGTCAGCCATTGGGCTGCTTACTACAATATTTTTTCCAGAGTCGTCAATGTCAACGGCATATCCAAATTTGTCTCCAACAAATAGCTGTTCAATAAATCCAGTATCGTTAATGGCATCTAATGACTGTGCTGTAAATGTTTGCTTTAATTGGTAGACCTGTGTACTGTCTCTTTGATAGACATAGACTTTTCCTGTGGATGCAAAAATACTATCGCCCACTGACACCCAAGGGTCGCCGTTTGTTGGACGTTGATTTACGCTTCTGTAAATAAGGCTAGAATCATACGAGGTATTATCTGTCCAGTTTCTTGGATCAATTAATTTGTAGTATCCTGTGGAAATATCATTTTCAATAAATTTAATAACGTCGCCTACATTATATTCTTGATATCGGCTCCATTCGCCCTTGTAATTTTCATAATAGGCGCCATCACTATCTGGTGCGCCTACAACTAATATCGATCCGTCTTTACTCATAACTATACTAGAACCAAACTGATCTCCCTGTTTAGTTAGTTCTGCTTGTTGTGTAGGCGATAACAATCCTAGTCCTAATGTCGAGCCGTCGTCAACAAGTGCAATATTTGTTGGCAATGAACTTTGTGTTGATACTGAATCGATTTGTTTCCATTCAGCGGCAACGCCAATGTCTGTGCTTTCTATTGCAATTGTACTATCGCTGGCGCTGTCTTCGTTTATATCAACTTGAGCTTGCCACAATCTGTCATCCCACCATACAATTGATCCTGCATGATATCTTGCACCGGATTCATAAATTCCTTGATAATTAGAATTTTCATGATGCACCCATTCTGTACCGTTAAACTTGTATAGATATACTCGACCCCTATTGTTTAAAGCACCTGGAGCAGATACTGCCATCCAATATTCGATGCCATCAAATCCAACAGTTGTTTTGCTGCCAAAGTTTTCGCCTTCTGCTGGACGTGGGCTTAAAATATTTTTAAACAATTGCCAATTGTTGTTAGTCCACTTGTAAACACTGACCATTCCTTGATTACTTGGGCCGATGCCTCTAGCAAATGAATCGCCTAATGTGTGAGATGTTGCTGGTTCCCAATCTTTAGATCCTAGATCAATTCCAGCATTGCTACTTCCGTCAGGTCTAATATTTTCTAATGCTTTCCATAATTTTCCGTGCTGTAAAACAATGTCATCTTTATTATAGGAGGCAGTTTTATCAAAGTCTCCCATAAAATAACTTACGGCTTGTGACATCTTTGGAATACCGATCACTAACCAGGTGTTGTCTGCACTAGTTGATAGAGACGAGCCAAATGAGTCTCCAATTAAAGGTAACAAATCAGTTTCAGGCACTATTATTTGTTTAATTTGTAGAGATTCGCCTTCAAGGTACGTTGTTACCAACGAACTTTGTGGCATGCTCATGATTGTTTGTTTTAAAACATCAGCATGTAATACTGCTGTTCCCGCGCCAAGTGGATTTGAAGTTCCGTAATTATCAATTTGATTATAATCAAATATTTTGTTTTTTTCTAACACCTGCCATCCGGTATTACCAACATCATCTACCCATAATTTAGAACCCGTAGCTAGTGAAGCAACTGCTGATGAAGATAATGTTTCTTTATTAGAAATCCGAGCATCGGTAAATCCATAAATTCCAATTGTAGTACTTTGATCTACTTCTGGGTCTGGGGCACTAGCGTTTACTGTTACAAATATTGTTTTTTCAGTTACCTGGGTAATTTTAAAAAATCCAGTAAGATTTGGAATATTTTGAATTCCAATGATATCACCTACTGATAAATTATGTAACCTGTTAAAAAATATTTCAACAGAGCTGATAGTTTTTGTTGCATTAAGAATTGCCAGCAGAGGCTTTTTATTCAATCGTAATACAGTCCACAAATATCCGTCAAATGTAATCCAGAAATGATCGTTTTCTTTTATTTCATCAATATTGATATTTAAAATTGAATCTCTGTCTTTTAAAATATATTCTACCTGATCTAATTTTACATAGCCGGCAGTTTGTAATTCCTCAAAATCTATCTTGGGGAGCATATTAATATCAAAAGGAATTGCAGACTTTGTAAACTTCGAAGGAGGAATTCGTAGATATTGATCTGTCAAATCTGTACTAGGTTCAGTGTTAACAAATAAAATTGGTTGCGGATTTATTTCTAAATCGTTTTTATCCAACATAAATTCAATTTCTTTAAGTTGATCGACTCCGCCAAATGTTCCAACATTAAATGCCCATTCTTCATTTAATACAATACTATCTTCTGTAGTTTTACTTAATTTGTCAAAGACTTTAACGGCAGCATTTATTGTTCCTTTATCTCTGATAAAACCTTGATAAAGTTGAAACTGAGTTACATTGTCTTCCGCAAGGCCTTGCAAATATTCACGTGTTTGATAACCTACCGAATGGCGTCCTAAGTCTCGTTGGCTTGATTCTAATCCGTCGGAATCTAGATCGTAATAATCTGAAAATTGATTAATTCTATAATCAAAGTTTGGTACCAACGCCTTCGACGGCGAAGAATCTAGAACTGACCATTTAGAATTATCAAAATATTCAACACCTTGTTGATTTGTTTGGCTAGCCCAACTATATGCTTTGTACGCAACAATATCGCCTAGCTTGTAATCAACATATGGTTGCCAAGGTTGAATGTTTACGTTATCATAAAGAAAGCCAGGACTAGTATAATCTCCATCCCAGTCAACAGTTCTAAATCCTCGCGACTTAATACGCTCTTGACGATAACCTGTTGTTTTATCATATACAACATCATTGAATACAGTTCGATCTGAAAAGATTGCAACGTGTTCTTTTAACACTAAGAATCCTTTAAAGAAATAGATACCATCGTTAGTATTAGTTGTTTCGATCGAAACTGTTTGGTAGTCTCGCTTGATGTTAAGGAAGTTTGGAGTTAATGGAGTACCATCTCCTCTATATATCTGGTAGTCGTAAAAACTATCAAGGATGTTGTCAGGTACGCCTATATTAAACGATATTTCTAATTTTTCGCCTGCTGGACTCAGTGTAATTAAAGAACCCAGTGCCCAGTTATGACTGGTCCAGTACATAAATTCTTTTGCACCAGTAGTCCAGTTTTGTGTTACTTTATTGTCACTATCGTATCTATCAAATGTAAATCCTTTGGATAACAAATATTTTTCGTATCCAAATATAAAATCAACTACCAATTGAATTGTTGGTAATATTGTTCCGTAATTTAATTTGGATACCGAGTTGGTGTTAAATGTTCTGCGGCTCAGTGCTTCTACTGCATTCTTGTTAGGAAGCGATGGTAATTTTTTCCAGAATGTTAAAGAGAATACATCAGTTGATGTATGGCTACTTAGACTTCTATAAAACTCGTTTTTGTATTGAGCAATAATTCCGTTTCCGTAAAACTGGTTTGCAGACCATGTTACAAATTCTTCGCTAATCCCGCCAACAGAGATTAGTCCGTCAGTTTGGCTTGTTACTGGGTCATAGTAATAAAAGAAAGGTTCAAGACTATCATATCCTCGAATTTTAAAACCCCTAGCAGTCTTTTCAATGATCACACCACTATACACAATTGTTTCAATCGGCGCACTAACATTAAAGAAAATTTCTTGATTTTCTGCAGGAATAAAAATACTGCTTGATGTTGATTTAGGATTCTTACTATCTAGGATAAATTTTTGTTGTGTTTGATCAACAAATCCAGACATTCGATATGTTAACGCCACGTCAATAGATTCTAACTGTTTAGTTAATATGTCTGTTGATAGATTTTGACTCTTGATGTAGTCAACAACATAAGATACTAGTCCAGACGTTGACGATCCACCGGCAGACGATGCTAACAAATCTTCAACTTTAATAAACAAATCAGTATCAGTATGCACTGTTTGACCTAATTTGTTAGTTTTAATTTTTGATCTATCAAAACTTTGCCCTATAAAATCTAAAGGTCTTAATAAGCATAATGCTATGACTTGTGCAAAAGGAAACTCACTGCTGATGTACCATGTATTTTCAACTGGTCCTTGATCTCCTAATTTAAAATCTCCTTGATTATTGATTAAAGAAAAATTTTGTGCTAGGTTCGAATCGAGCGGGCTTAACAACTTGCCGTCTGCATCAACGGGAATATGCGTTATTAAACTTGGGCGTTGATATCTATAAGAGGTTCCTGCTCTAGGACCTTGTCTAATAATACCATTTGATAAATCTTCCCATAAAATTAAATTATTAGAAGTATACGGCGCTGATCCGTATTCGACATCCCACCATGTTGGTTTTTCGCCAAATCCTAACATCTCCCAAGGACAGGTGTGTGGGCGATCGGTATCGTAAAACCACTTGTAAATTCCGCGCCACCATCCAGGAAGATTTTGCAAACCAGTTGGGTCGGCCATTTTAGAATAGGTGTATGTGAATGAATTTTCTGGATCAAAATAATCATTAGCAACATAATCAATATTAGTATCCGATATCCACTTTAAAAATTCTTGATTAATAATATTTGTAAGCTGTTCTCTTCTTCCAAATATTCCAGTATTATAATACCCGCCAAGAATTCTATCATTATCGTGCAGTTCTTCGTCGTATATAACTTTGATGTTATTATAGATTCGCATTTCTAATTCTAAAATAGCATCATCTCTATAGTCGCCGAATGCAGAAATTATGCTACCGTCGTGGCCTTGAATAACTTCTTTAGGGTCTACGTAAGTATCATCAACAAATTTTCTAGGCAAATATTTTTTGTATAATCCAAGTTTTGTTGGAGTTTGTGGAATATGATTAAACGCAGTGGATGTATATTCTCTAATTTCTAAAAGATCGCCTTCTACAAAATTAACTTTTACATCAACAAAAGAAAATGTTGAATTGAATTCATAATCTTTAGTATTGATCAGTTGGTTGTCATTAAGATAAACATAGACCGCTTTATTACTTAAAGTGTTAAGATCAAATTGTTTCGATAATGAAAATATTTTTATTCCGACATCTTCAACAGTATAGTAGATGGCATTAAATGCTCCGCTACCGATCATATCTGAATCGGCAAACGGATTATTATTATTTTTAGCTTTGGTAATTTCTATAATTGCTTCGTCAACAAACGTTGCAATATTGCTTGTATAATTTAAATTTGAAATTGTGTTTAAAAATTTATTTTTAAAATCTGAATAAGACTTCTTAGCATATCTAATCGATTTAATAAGGTTGAGTTTCTTATCAACTAAAAGCATTGTTGCAACTGGACTTAGATTTTCATGTTTTAAAAATCGTTTAGAATGTGCTTGATATCCAGATATGTCTCTAAGATTACTAGATGCTCCTAGAACACTTCCAGAGAAATCTTCAAAAAATTCTAGTCCAGTGGTTACATGATCTGCTGCTTGCCCAAATGTAAAAGATTCTAATTTTTGATTTAACGGATTTTTTTCTAAGCCAAGTGGTATTTCGTAATAACCAGTATCCGGTACTTGGTTACAAAATACTTTAACAACTAGCACGTCATTGACTGCAAAAGTTGTACTGAAAATAAATTTGTTTACTATCCGTGTATATGTTGATAATAACTTTTCGCCGTTAAGATAAAAAAAGATTTTATCAGTTGGTGTTAATAAATCCCAATTTACCGTTGTAAGTTCAATCGACGATGTTGCTGCATTGATTTTTTGATAGTCAAGGATCGGCTGCAAATAAGTTGGGCTAGTTGCAATCCATCCGTTATCATATTCTTCTACTATATTGAATTTGTAAAATCCAGTTGCTAATTTAACCGTTGGGCTTGTTTGATCTGACTTGTAAGAAAATTCATCAATGTCCCAATCATTTGTGAATATTATATCGCCTACGTTGTCAATGTTTAGGTGACTTATTGCAAACCCTAAATGTTTATCAGCAACTCCTGACAGATTAACTTTATAACTAATTAATTTTGTTCCAACAAATGTTGTCACAGGATATGTATCGGTATCAGAAAAACTGATTCCATTTTTATCAAATACATCAAACAACGGTGCTTGGTTAACTTGTGTTTTCTTTTGACTTTCGTTCCACACTGTGCCATCGAAATAATACATGGCCCCACGATTAACAGTGCCCCTTCGTATTAGTACAGTTTCGCCAGATAAAGAAATACTGTCATCGACTGTTTTCAATGTTATTTGTTTTTGGCCCTGGAAGGTAATAAACTTAACTTCATAAATTTGATTGTTGGCTAATATATCAGTGTCAGTAATTACTAACACTCTGGCGCCATCGAATAAATCTTCGCCGTCAATGTTGTATCCGGTGCTACCTTCAATCTTGGAAAATATATCTGTGGTGAACGTATCAATATAATCGACAGTTTTTTTGGCATAACTGCCGTGTTGATATAATTTTAAATTAGGAAGGAATTCTATAATAGGACGCTTTGCTCTAGATGTTTCGGTTGATTCAAATGTTGAGCCGGATATAGAGTAAGCATATTCTAAAACACTTCTGTGGAACCATCTGTTATAGCGACTCCATGGATTTGCATCTTGACTGCTTTTTGCAATAGTAAGATAATCCAAAGCTCCAGGATACGAACTAGCATCGTCAAACGGTAACGAGTCAAATCCTTCGTTATCAAATAAAACATCGGGAACAGTTTTATTTAAAATAGGAATAACCAAAGCATCAAATTCAGTTAATGTAATGCCTGTGCCTACACCTTCAACTAACCAATCGCCCTTAGCATATTTTGTTGGTAATACTGTTCCGCCAAACGATACAATAAGACCGTTAGTTAATGCTATTCCGTTTCCGCTAGTGTAGTCAATTTTACCTACGATATCTTTTTCAATATCAAGTTTAGTGTTTGAAATAATATCTTCAATTATAAAGCGGCCGAACCGGTTGGGGTCTGTTCTGCTTTGGTAATAAAGAACATCCGGAGCATCGTATGGGATTTCAAAAGTTACTGTTCCAACTTCGATGCCGTTGTTGGTAACACCATTATTATAATCCAATGCTGTTGGACTGTTTGAGGATTCTAGGAATTCCCAATCTTGATTATTAAGATCAATTGTGCTGCCGTCGCCGGGACTAATTGGAGATTTTGCTCGCCATAGACCACCATCAAATACCACCACCGAGCCGGCCGGATAGGCAAAATCAGGATCATATAGCATTGATCCGGTATCATATGATGTTCTAATTGTAAGACCGTTACCCGGAGCATTAACAACAAATTTATATTTTTGTCCTCTATAAAGAGTAATTGTTGGGTTATTTGTATAACCGTCTGGGAAGAAAATAAACGAGCTCTGCTCAGATAGTTTTACTCTGTATGAGCTTGTTATTGTAGAATTTAATCCGTATACTCGAATAGATGGAGGACCACTCGGAACCCAGTAATATTCACGATAGTTAATGAACTTGTCCCAGTCAATTGGGGGATTCCAAGAATAGTGTTTTTGATGCGTAACTAGATCATCACGTTCTTCAAGGTTACCAAAGAAATTTAAAATATTTTTTAAATCTAAATAGTCATAAAAGTTTGTAGTTTTACCGTTGGTCTTTGTGATTACACCTGGTTCTAATTGATAGCGACTTCTTAATGTATTGTCAGTATCTAAATAAACATCAGTACCATTAAATGTTTTTCCATATCTACGACCAACGTATCCAACAGTCTTTTCTAAGACGCCAGGTTGAATTAACGGATCAAAAATTCCATTTAAAAATTTATCATTAGTGTCAGTTTGAAAAACTTGTGGGAGAAAATCAACCGTTCTTCTTATCGGAAGCTGACTTTTAGGAAATACTTTGTTTGCCATAATTAGATGTTACTCGTTGTAGTCACTATTGTGCTTGAGATTGCGCCAATCTCGGCTGCATTAATTGCTGATACAATTTCAATGTTATCGACCATTGCACCACTAACAAAAATTTCATCAGCTTTACTTTGTATTTCAAACAAACTTCCAAACGCCTGATTAGCCTGCTTTGGTACAATAGTCATGTTAGAAACATCTGGGGCTGTTGAATTTAATATGAAAGTAATTAATTCAGAAAGATAAAACTTATCTCCAAAATCCCAATTAGCCACATCAAAGAATGTATTGATTGCTGTGATTATTCTAACTTTTAAGTCGTTGTCATTTATTGTCCTAGATGGATTTTTTACAACTTTAAATTGTGCCTGAAGTTTTGCATCGGCTTGCGGGCCAAACAACACTTTATAAGTCACTGGATGATAAATTACTTCATCACTGATTGACTTAATTGAATTTAAATTTGCGCCAAAACTTATTCGCAAATTATCAGAGTTGGGCGGAGTTGGTGCTATTGTTAGTCCCATTAGATAATTTCTATAGCTAGTATCATATGATCTAGTTAATAGATAGACATCAATAATGTTACTAACACTTGGATTAATTCTTCTATCTACATTAGCATTATGAATGTATTGAAATTTCAATCTAGCACGACCTAGGTTTCCTCGATAGGTATTATCAATAATTAATGTACCAGTTGTTTTATCAAAACGCTTAATAACGTTTTCCGAACTATCGTAAAAATAAAATAATTGCCCGTCTGCATATAGATCAGTGACATTGATCGTGCTTTCTCGTAGCGCAGGAATAATTGTATCATTTGAATTATCAAGATATTGAAAAATCTTTGCACCAGTTGCATCAATTACTTGCTGAAAAAATATAAACGGCGAAGGCATTGTAGCTTCTGTTCCAACAATTCTTTCAAATTCATCAGGATCGTCAATAACACCGTCGTTGTTGCTGTCGTAAAATCCTAATTTAATTTCTCTAGTGCTTTGATATCCATCTTCAAATCTAATGCTATCGCTGATCTCAAACGGCATGTCTTGCACCAGTTGAGTTAAAAGATTACTACTTGTGTTAATTCCAAGAACCTTAACTTGGTCCTTGATTACTGTGCCATTTAGACTATCGTATATTTTTTGACTAGGATCAAAATAAAATCTGTTTTTTTGTAAGCTACCAAAGATATATTCCATTCCTCGAATTTTAACAACATAACGATCGGGTTGTTTAACAAATGCAATAACCCAAGAGGAATCTAAATTTGAATTAGAAATGTCTCCTGTTTTACCTAATGTAAAATCGTCTACTAAATTTAAATTTGCAGGAGTGATAATTTTCCAGGTAGTGGTTGAAACATCGTATCTTAATCCAAAATTAATATCTGCAAACGCTAAGTTAACAATCTCAATTTCTAATGCTGATGGAATGTTTGATACAAATTTTGGAATAATTCTAGAAGCTATTGAGTTATTAGGAATAACATTACTAAATGTAACAGGGCCAAGGCCTGATGGTAATTCGCCTCTTCCTGTGTTTGTTCCGTCACCTACAACATTAACAACCTTGGTCCATATGTAAGGAGTTTGTGTTGAGTCAGTTGCGTCTGCGGTAACAATCTTGCCCTTCTTAAAGGCCTTACCGTCACCTGGTAAAAACTTAACCAATGCATCCGGAGTAAGATATTTTAAAGTATTATTGGTATAAAGCCCTGTTTTTAATTTTGAGTTATCAACAGAATTTTTAAAATAACCTGTACTACTACCAGTTGACGACGTTACACTTACCCATAAAGAAGTATCATCAACAAAAATAATTTTTGTAAATTTTGTAAGATAAAAATTATAGGTATCTGTTTTAACTAATTCGGGTTCTAAGTACTGTCTAATAAAATTATAGATATCGATTTTATTTGCATACTTAAAACTCAATGCGGTTTCAATGGTATTTCTGTAAAGGTATCCGTCGTCTGCAAAAACATCAACACTAGAATATTTTCCGCTAGCATCAATCAAATCAAAGTTTCTAGAAATTCCACTACTGGTTCTATTAATGGCTTTAACTTTTAAAATGTCCTGACTACTAGATAACGGCGCAAGATTATAGTCTTCTCCAGTTATCATTCTATTTTGTGTGTAGTATGTTGCAGGAGCATTTGCTCTAATAGAATCAGTTGTTTCTGCAGGGGCGGAAGAGGTTACAGTATATTTTAAACTCATACTGATTGTTAGTGTATGAGCAACTCCTACACTATTAATATACGGAATTGCAATAGTGATACCGCGCATGTCCGATGGCGCAATCGAATATGACAACCCGTTACTTACACGATAATATACTCTAAAATTACCTTGAGGTAACTTTCCATATACTCCATCAGAAAACAATAAATCTACTTTGTCATTTTCTTTAGTGTTAATAGCATAGATGGTTTTAATCTGATTGGTTAAGCTGTTATAAGCAATGTTGTTGCCCACCAATGCAGGAACTTGTGTCCACTTTGTTGTTTGAGCACCCGTTGATGATAACGAATATAACCATAGATCGTCATTGTTGATTCCTTGAGCATCAACTGATACCTTTTCATTTGTGGTCGGAACTGAAATAGTGAAGTTGGCAACTTCTAAACTACCCTGCTTGAATAATAAGAAAAATCCATTATTGGCGCTTGCTGGGCCTTTGCTATCATTTTTATATACGAATCCTAACTGATTTGCCGGAAATGGTTCTTCTTCGTAAATTTCTTCTTCACCAACAAACGATGTACTGACTAACTCAAAAGCCATTCTGCGACTAGCAACTGTTTTAGTGAATGAATAAATTGGTACGTCGGTTGATGCAGTTCTAAATCTATATTGATCGGTCTGTATTCCTTGAATAAACGATGTTCCTTGACTACGACCAAATTCTATATTATTAGCCATTGAAGCGTTTAAGATTAGCAGGAACTGTTCGTTCCAACTGGCATTAGTTGGATCATTCCAAATAATTACTTGTTGAGATAAATTTTTTCCGTTTCCGTCAAGGATACCTTCGGTAGTACTAATTGTGTCAAATTTTAAAAGTCCTTTTGCTGGAATATTGCGTTTGGCATTGTAGCCTAACATTCGTGCAAGACGCAGGATGTTTTCTTTACGCTCTGCAAGCTCAATGAAATTCTCACGACTGGCCAAGTCGATACGGAAACTTAAACTTTGTCCTAGGAAAGCAATAGCATCAATCAGTGCGAGATATTCACTACTTTCAATATAGTCATTGAAATCTTCTGGGTAATTCTCTCTAATATAATCAATAATAACTCTACGAAGGTTTTCAAAATCGTAACTTTTAAAGTCAGCGTTCTTAAATGTCTGGTAGATGCGTTTCCAGTCTTCGTTTAGAATTAAATTGTTTTGTCTTGTTGTTGCTGTCATTTTACCTTCCTATGCTGTATTTATTGTGGAAAATAAACTGCTCAGATAATAGTTCGATTGCTTCTGTCGAAATCAAACTTCAGCCTTTCATTTAAATTAAAAGGCAAATATATCAGCTCAGCTTCTATTCTTATTCCTTGATCTGTACTGTCTACTATTACAGAATTTACTGCAATTCTTGGATCATAATTGATTATAGCTTGAACATCATCGGAAATCATTTTTTTAACTTCTTCAGTAAATGGTTCGAACAATAGATCCCAGATTACAGTTCCAAAGTCAGGATTTTCTAATTTTTCACCTTTGCGAATATAAAAATGATTTAGTAAATCCTGCTTGACTAGGTCAATATCAAACAGTTTAAAACCTGTTTTTGTTTCACTACTACTGAATCCTTTATAGGTAAAAGCTGATATGCTTTGATTTCCAATAGAAGCGGTATTAGATGCTACTGTTTTTTGATTATATAATTTTGCCATTATGTTACGTCCCTATCTGTATTGTCTGGAGTATAAAACGTCGGAGAAAAGTTTTCATGTTGCGGCCACGGTTCGTGCATTGGTATTCGTTTCATAATGCTCTTTAGCGGATCTGCTTTCAAGTATTTGGTTTTAGACCAATCTAGTGAACCGTCTGTGACGATATTATCGTTTAATGTTAGTGCTATGCTTTTTGTTGATTTGATTGCTTTTGCAGCGGCAGGGCCGTTCATGTTAATCCTTCCTGCTGTTTCTGTGTGATTTGCACTATTGATATTTGTGTTACCAGTGGCTGTTATGTTGGCATTGCCTGTGGCATTTAGTTCGATGTTGGTAGTTGCTGTGACATTAACCGCCGTTGTGGCATTGACGTGTACTGCTCCTTTAGTTGTTAGAAATCCATCACCGTCTACTACAAATTCTAAATTCTTTTTAATGTCTGCATGAAGAGTTCCTGTTTCAGTTCTCATGTTTATGTTACGGCCTGCTTCTAGATTAATGTCTCTATCAGCACGTATGTTCAGATCAGTTCCGGTATGGATGCTGACACTGTCTTGAGCATAGATATCAATCTTGCCATTGCTGGTCATTTCAATCCAAGTTGTTCCTCTAGCGTTGCCAATGTAAATTAAATCTTCACTATTATGTAACAGTATTTGATGCCCAGTTCTTGTACGAACTCTAAAATATTCGTTATAAGGAATATTAGGATCGCCTTTTTCTCCAGCTAAAACATCTGCATATTCAACAGCGCCTTCGCTTGCTGGAGTTTTACGTTGGTACTGATCGTCTCCGTCGTCCATTACAAACTGTGTACCACCTAATCTGCTAACCGGAACAGGAGTAGGGCTATATGAATCTTGTCTACCCACGTAAGATCGTTTGGCTCCGGCTCTCTTATCTAATGGTCCGGGTGTACTAATACCAAATACCATGTTAGGAATATCTCGACGCACTGAGGAATTTGTCACGCCTCGAACATCGTCTTCGAGTGTTCCTTGTTCTAAAAATCTATCTGCAATTGGATGTACTGGTCTCTTAATTTTGTCAACACTTGCACCTTTAGTAAGGTCGTTGGCTTTTCTATTAACTTCAGCAACTGGTAACTGGGCCGTAGTTGCATACTTGGCTTTATCTGCAGGACTAATGTCAACTTGACTTGCTCCGCCAATTGCCGGTATCATGTTGTTTGCAAATTTAGACGGGATGCACCCTATCCAGTATCCCTCTGACGGGTTTCCGTCAATAAACATAACCATGACTGTCACACCTACATCGGGCGGAACAAACCACATGCCATAACTTTTTTGTGTATCGTTATACGCATCAGCATTTCCTGTATTTGTGCCCATAAATTCATACGACGTGCTTCCAAAGAACGGTGTCATATATTTGACTACATATGTTTGGCCGTCTGCCCCTACTGAGTTTCCCTGATCGCGAAGCAATGTTACTTCTAGACTAGACATAAATGATGGGTCAAGATGACTCACTACCTTTGCTAGATAAGGCCCTGTGCCAATGCCCGATTTAGCCTGGGCCAGTTGTTCCGAACTTCTTCCTTCTATTGCCATATATTATCCGTAAAAATCGTTGAGATCATCTGGTGGAGTGAATCCTTCATCAGCCAATACTGTGTCATCAATTGGAGATGTTGGACTTTTCTGTATACCGTCAATCGCTTTCAATGCCGAAGTAGCAGCACTTGTTGGTACTTTGCCTTGGAAGTCGCTAGCTTGCAACGGCATTCTAATTGCTTTAAGACTTTGCTTGAATACGCCATCGTTCACTATATGTTCTACTTTGATCACTTTATAAATTCCGCTAAACGGACTATCTGCTTGATCAACAAACAAATAATCGCCGTTGTCCTCTTTTGGTTCAATTGGACTTCTAAATCTTAGATACACAAAAGAGTCGCCTGCTTCATAATTAACAGACCCGTCAGCAGTTGATAACGATGCAGGATCTGCGTCGGCAATATACCCACCAACTCCACTATCAGACAACCAATAAGAATCTCCTAGGATATCAAAATTAATAGAAATTAAATCAATAGTATTGTCTACAAACGCCTTATGAAACTGTGTTGCAATATCAGTGGCAGTGGTAATATTTCCCGAACCTCCCATTAGCTTTTTAGAAGCTGCGGGATCGGGTTTAGCTGAAGGTGTACCTGTTGGTGAGAATTGAGTTACTGGACCGGCAGTTCCTGTTTCAATTGTTGATTTTTCAATATCCTCATTTCCAGCACTGTTGATATCTCGGTTAGTGGTTCTGCCGCCGGTGCCGTCTGATGTTGGAGCAATAGCAGTATAAAAAGCATTGTTAATTTGTATATCAAATTTTATTAAATCGTTATTTTGTCCAGTATAGATATAATCATACTGTTTAACAATTTTATCAGTTAACTCAGGATAACCAACAGGTGCAGATGTTGGGTTTGCAAACACTGAACTGTGTACTCGATATGGCATTATTCGAATAATTAATTTTTTAGCTTTTTTATTTCTTGCAGTATCGTTTCCTAAAAACTGAACTTGCATGTCAATTCTAAACCATTTAATAAACCCGTTATCCCAGTTTTCTGATTTTAAATTTTTCTTTCCGTAATCGCTTTCTATAATGATATTTGTTATAATTTGTGTTATAGAAGTATTTTGAGAATATTGAAATGTGCGTTTTTTAGCATCAACTGTCATTTTACTGAGATCAACTTTTCCTGAAATTTCGTCATAAACTTGTGAGGCTTTTGGTGCAACGTAATTACCGGCAGAATCAATTTGAAAATTAAACGATGCATTGCCAATTGTATTTTCTGTAAATGATTCTTGAGTTAAAATATTTTTTGCTGACTTGGCAGCAACTGATCCAGCAGAACCAATGCTAACTACTGCACCGCCATCTACTTCGTCATCTACCCCCGGTATTGGGTCTGCCGACGTGTTCGGAAAATGTATTTCGTATTTGTCAGGCAGTGCCCCTGGAATTTCGCTTGCTGTTTTTATTTGAAAAGCGTTGAGCACAGATATAAGACTGCGTTCGCCTTCTACTAGTGCTTCTTTTACGGTGTCTCCTACTAACGAAACATCACTATAAACCTTGTTTGCAATATCACTAAATGCTGCATGGTTCATCGGAATTGCTTCAAATTTGTAAGTGCTGCCGCCTTCAGTTACTGAAAAGTTTGACCTTTTTAATTGCACTGTATAAAATTTAGGTGCGACATCGATATAAGAATTTCCTTGATCATCAAATCCCACAAACTCTATTTTTATACAAAAAGGCGCATCAAGATAATTAGTAACTCCTGCCTGTATTGAAGCATACTGAAGACTTTGTAAAAATAGACCCATACTGTATGGCTCATACACATCAAATGTCATGTTGACCCCTGTTGATGATCCAGTATCTGGGGAGCCTGTTAACAACTGTGTCATTTGAAAATTATTAATAAAATACTCAGGCGTGCCTGATGATGTTCTAGCACGTAGTTCGTCGTATCTTCCTGCAGAACTGATTACCACTTGGCCTTCACTGAATCCAGTATTTCTGTACAGGAACGGATTGTTGACTTCGTCTGCTGATAAAGCCGCCAATGTAAACAGTGTATTGTATGTGGCAAATTTTTCTAGGGGATTAGATTCAACTGATCCTAGTCCTCGTAACCCGTTAGGCGAGGATCCAACGCCTACAGCACTAACAGTGGCAGAATCTACAACTCCAGATGCCGCAGCAGTTGCAGCCATAGTGACCGATCCTAGTGTTAAGTTTGTTGGCGAAAAATTTGTTACTGCCTTGGCAACCAGTGTGCCGTCAGGTTTGGTTACTGCAATGCCGCCACCTGTATCTCTAGATAACCGTGTGCCATCCAAATAAGTCGTTAACTTACTGCCGTCATCGAATATTTGTGTAGTACCAGTGAGATCGTATGTAACTGCCACTTTATACTCCTAGGTACTTTTCTAAATTAGCTTTTTTAGGTATGTAAATTTGTGCGCCTGGCACAAAGTCAAATATTGGATCTTTTAATACATCCATGTTGCGTTGAATAAAGACCCACCAAAGTTTTGGGGTACCATACAAATCAAATGATAATAGGTCTGGGCGATGATTGTATTGATTTTCTATCTTGTATAAAAAATCATCTGCTTCCGCAGGCACAGGCCGTATTACTAAAGTTTCTAAATATAAATTATTTTGTTTAGATAAAAAATAAGGAGAACTTTTTCGATAGTTTGCCATGTTATAGGTATCCTACTGAACTTGCTGTCTTGCCGCTGGCAAAATCAGCTAAGCTGAATTGGCGCAGTTTTGATCTATTGTATATTGGTGTTACTGTAATAGATATTGTACTCATTATCGGCACCCAAGACGGTTGTGTCATTGTTCCCATTTGACATTTGATATATTGCACGTCGTCCTTCATATCAAAGGACGCTGCTTTAACAACAACAGGAACCGAATTAAAAATATTACTGCCGTAACCGTTGAGTTTACATACAATTGGAGGATTTCCTACATTGGTTCCTGTACCGTAAAACATTTTAGTTGCTGTTCTTAAAAATGTTGTAGCGGCAATCCAGTAATATGCATCTTGTTCATTTTCACAACTAAACTCGCCACTGATAGTAATATCATCAACTTGACTATTTTTGTACGCCTGGAATGGAAAATTATTGTGTACAGGATCAATTGACGTGTAGTTTGCTTTTGTGCTTACTGTAATTTGTGGAAGGTATGGCCAAACTAGGCCTCCTGTCTCTTTTAATGTAGAATTAAAAAGTTCAGATTCAAATAATTCCCAGTTGCAATTCAATCGTACACGCCAGTCGTTTCCTGGAACTGGAGACATTGATACCATTGCACCTCTAGCTTGAAACAATTGTCCGTTGGCCGGTAGATTTGCTCCGCGTCTTACACTCAGTAAATTGTTAAGCATGCCGGCGGCTTTTGACACATTGCCAGCAACGCTTAACAGTCCTCCTGCAATATTTCCACCTGTTAACTTGTTAACTGATGCAGCAATATCCGCAGTTAAATTACTGATTGATCCAGCTGTACCACCAATGCTTGATACTAGATTATTTGCTTGATTAGCAATGCCGCCAAGTGTTCCAGTTAAGCCATTTACACCAAGTGTTGATGTTAACCCTTGTATGGATTTTTGCCCTGCATCAATTGCATTGCCAATACTTGCTGTTGCTCCGTTAAGACCGGATCCAATTTCACCAGACAATCTAGATATAGTATTTCCTAAATTTACGTCGGGTATCTTGCTAGTCATAGAACTTAAAGACGCTCCTGATTGCGACATTGCCTTTGATATCGACGATGATATGCTAGAAACCAGGGCTGCTTGGGGATTTGTGGGCAAACTCATTGTAATATTTCTTCCTTTAGTCTATTTATTTCTTTAAAAATGTGCTATTATATAAGTAATAGGGGAATCTAAACTAATGACTATAACTACTGTACCAAAGATAAAGTACTTGACAAACAAGGATCTATTAAAAGAGATCCACCTAAGCAAAAATACATATTGCTCTTATACCGACAAAGCATTTGCAGACTACGACTTGATTATACCGAATTTATCAAAGGTTAACATTAGAACCGTTGCTGACGCTAAACGTAATAGAGCATCTAGACTAGCAAAGCTAGCACACGAAGCTGCGGTGCTAGCGACCGGCAAAAAACAAAGCGCCAAAGAGTTTGAAATCGATTACAAAAAAATTCAAAAGACAGATATTGTATTTCGTGTAATGACGTTTGAACATGTTCCTCTTGCTCCTGGTCGTAAGAAGACTCTTAAAAATACTGCTGACAGTCATGAGAAAGTTAATTTTCCTCCGTTCCAGCATTGGAAGTTTGACGACAACAACAATTTAATTCTAGTTGGAAAAAGTCATTGGAAAGGCGATTTTACTACAGGTACGTTTAATAAAGAACATGGACAAATGACTAACAATTTAGCTCGTATGTTTATTAAACTTTGTGAACGATATGCTACTCGTGGCAACGTT